GGGGGGGGGGTACAGACGATAGCGAATAAAACAAATAATCTGCCTGCCATAGCCTTTTCTTGGTAGGCAGATTCATAAAAATACAAGGAGGTTATTTATGGCAACAAAAGACACAAATTATTTAGTGGCAGTTCATAAAGGACTGGACGAAAGCCTTGAAAAACAGGTTGCGGCTCTGCCGGAGAAATTCAACAAGCAGAGATTTTTACAAAACTGCATGACGGTTCTGCAGGACGGACAGGCTGATTTCTCAAAATGCGAAGCACCGACCGTTGTGCGAACACTCTTAAAAGGAGCGTTTCTCGGTCTCGATTTTTTCAATGGAGAGTGTTACGCAATTCCATACGGAAATCAGTGTCAGTTTCAGACTGATTACAAGGGAGAGATCAAGCTGTGTAAGAGATATTCGAGCAATCCTATTCAGGACATTTACGCAAAGGTAGTCCGCGAGGGAGATAAGTTTGAGGAAGTAATTGAAAACGGTAAGCAGTATGTCAATTTCAGACCTAAGACTTTTTCAAACGGAGAGATTATCGGTGCATTTGCGGTAGTCCTCTACAAAGACGGTTCCATGATGTACGACACAATGAGCAAAGAGGACATTGAACATACCAGACAGACATTCTCAAAGGCAGCAAATAGTAAGGCTTGGAAAGAAAGTTACGGAGAGATGTGTAAGAAAACAGTTCTCCGCCGACTGTGTAAGTTGATTGACCTTAACTTTGATACCGCAGAACAGTGTCAGGCATTTGAAGATGGTTCGGCATTTGATGTTAAGGAAAAACCGAAAGAGAAGTACCAGGCACAGGACATTTACCAGTCTCACGATCAGAGTTCTCATAACGCAGATGAGAGTTCTGATGGTGTGATTGACGGAACATTCAAGGAAGTAGATGAGTAATCTTCTTAAACTTACCCCGGAGAACTATTACACCAAAGAAGCCAATATGCAGTATGTGTCCGTTTCTCAGTACAAAGAGTTCAACGGCACGACCGGAAAAATGGGTTGTGAAGCATACGCTATGGCAAAGCTCCGGGGAGAAGTTGAGGAAGTAACCACAACTGCGTTAATGGTAGGCTCCTATGTGGATGCCTACTTTGAGGGTACACTTCCTACATTTTCCGCACAGCACCCGGAAATCTTCTCATCCAGAGGTAAAACCGCCGGAGAGTTGAAATCCGAATACAAACAGGCCTCAATTATGATTGACCGTGCCGTGAAAGATCCAGTTTTCATGCAGTACATGGCCGGAGATAAACAGGTTATTATGACCGGAGAAATTGAGGGAGTTCCTGTCAAAATCAAAATTGACAGTGCAGACGGCAGACGAATCACTGATCTCAAAACAGTAAAGAGCATAACAGAAACCTTTTACGCAAAGGACCTGGGGCAGAGACTCAATTTCTGCGAATGGTGGGGATATGATTTGCAAGCTGCCGTGTACAGAGAGATTTACAGACAGAATACAGGTGATCTCTTGCCGTTTTACATTTGTGCTGTCAGCAAGGATAAGACAGACAACATTCCTCATCCGAGAATCAAGGTTATTGAAGTTCCACCGCTGATGATGGATGAAAAACTGGCAGAGGTCAAAAACAATATCGTGAAAATCCAACGCATTAAAGATGGAGACATTGAGCCACTTAGATGTGAGGTATGCGATTATTGCGCCGATACTGAGATTCTGGATGGTCCTGTCTCCATGGATATGCTGATGGGAGAGATTTAATGAAAGATTCAATCGTAATTGATATGAAATACGCTGATTACGATATGATAGACGGCTCTTACGGTGTTGAGAGACACCATTTGATGGGTGGGGCGAACAGGAACCATGCAGACGAGGATGGTCTGTGGGTTCCTTTATCGCCGGACCATCACAATTCAAGTAGAATGAGTGTTCATCACAACAAGGAAATGAAAGTAATGAGCCATATCATTGCACAGTTGGCGTATGAGCTTGAAATGGTATCTACCGGACAAGCCAAGGATAAAAACGAGGCAAAGGAAATGTTTCGGAGAAGATACGGAAAAACATTCGTATAGTAGGCGATACGCTTATTATAAATAATTCTTTAGAAAGGAAGTGAAAACAGTGGCAGAGAAACTTACATTGGCATCCATGTGTGCCGGAGGCGTTCAGGAACGTATCGACAGAGCGTTAGCGAAAATCTCAGATAACATTCTGGATTTGAACACTGATGCAAAGAAGAAACGTGTCCTTGATGTAAAGATCACTCTTACTCCCAATGAGGATGATAGAGAGGATGTTTCCGTTGAGGTTCAGACTTCCGTTAAGTTGGCTCCTGAGATGGGACTGAAAACTCAGTTATTCATCAACAAGGACTTCCGTAGCGGCGTAACAACCCTCACAGAACACGCAAAGGGCGCAATCAAAGGTCAGCTTACTCTTGATGAGTGTGGTATGTGCATGGACCCGGAAAAGGATTCCACACCGACAGCAGAGGAACTTGGATGCGATCCTGAGACCGGAGAGGTATTGGAAGAAAAATCTGAACCTCCAAAAGAGAGCACGAAAGTAATCAGCATGAGAGACGCAGTAAACAGTTAGGAGGCATTATGGTTTTCAAGGAAGCATACGAAGCTCTCAAACAGGGAGCTATCGTTAAACTGCCGGAATGGTCTGGCTATTGGAAATGGGAGGATAATTCCATCAAAATGCACTGCAAGGACGGAAAAGTATTGGATATTCGTGAGACGGACAATGTGGACTACACACTCACTTTCATCCTCAGAGATGATTGGGAAATTGTAGCCGGTCCCGATGTAAAAGACTTGAATATCCAGACATTCACATTCGGAGAAGCAGTACGCAGATTAAAAGCAGGGCAGAAAGTAACCCGTAAGGGATGGAATGGAAAGGGAATGTTTGTTGTTTACCAGAAAGGTTATCCGCAGGGTATTCCGTGTAATAAACAGACAGCCGAAGCATGGGGACTCAATGAGGGAGATTTGTTTGTATGCAATCCGTATTTACAGATTCGTTGTGTTGACGGCTCACATTCCATGTGGGTTCCGAGTATCAATGATTGCCTTGCCGAAGATTGGTGCAGCGCACAGTAACAGGAGGAAAATATGTTAAAAGCAGCTATTGAGAAAATTCTTTCTCTCGATGCTCCCCATATTGAGGAAATTGAGGGAAGAACCTATGTAGACAAAGATATGACACAGATCGGCAAGGAACTCAGAGCAACCAGTATCACAATGAGTAATCTGAGCAGCCTTGTGGATTTCATCAAAAAGAGTAAAGCAGATTTCAAGACAGGTCATTACATCGCTCAGGTGGTATCTCCTACTGAGGTTCGTCTGTTTTCAAGTCTGGATGCAGACCGCCAGAGAGAAACACTGGCAGTTGTCAAAGCAGAGATCCCGGAGTTTTCATTCGGTCAGTTCATTGGAAACGAAGAGTTTGTTATCGGTGTGCAGTCCAAGTTCTTAAACGAGGATGCTGAGGCAAATGATAAGCCGATCATCTTACAGTTTGCCGGAAATGTTAAGGCTGGCACTGTTGCGGAATACGGAGACACCGGAGTAGGACAGAAAGCAGCAATCAAGAAAGGCGTTGCCTCTCTGCAGGAAGTTGAAGTTCCGAGTCCTTGCCGCCTGATGCCGTACAGAACCTTTACAGAAGTTGCACAGCCTATGAGTAACTTTATTTTCAGAGTAAAGGACAATGATCGCTATGGCGTTACCTGTGCCTTATTTGAGGCAGACGGAGGTGCATGGAAGAATGAGGCGAAAGCCAACATCAAAGCGTATCTCGAAAAAGAACTTGCGGATGTATCAAACATTTTCGTGATTTCCTAAATAATCGTAACCCGTAAATATGTTTCTGCAATTATCTCCTAAGATTGGTCTCTGAGGAAAATATGTCACGAAAACCGCAGAACACACAAACGGTTTACCTCCTTTTAAGAAATTCGATTAGTTAAATTGTATAAACCCCTGACAAGGATCTTTTGTTAAATTCCCCAGGAGCCGTCATTCCGGCGGCTCCACCCATAATGAAAGAAAGGAGGGCTTAGGGATGCACAAGGTTGTTATCAAAGGAAATTATTACGGCAGAACCAGAACCTTACCGGATCTTAACGATTACCTACATGAGTGTGCAAGGCATCCTCAGATGGGTGCAAAAATGAAAAGAGATTACCAGATGATCGTGTGTAACGCTATCAGGACACAGTTGCCGAGACTTACGATTACAAACCCTATCATCATTCATTACAACTTCTATGAGCCGGATAAACAGCGTGACAAGGGCAATATTTTTTCCTTTGCAGACAAAGTTTTCCAGGATGCTTTACAGAAATGCGGAGCGATTAAAAACGATGGATGGAAAGAAATCGAAAACTTTACGCATGACTTCTATGTGGATAAGAAAAACCCAAGGATTGAGATATTCCTTGAAGAGATAGAGAAAGGACCGTTCGATGGCTGAGAAAAAGTATTTTTGGCTCAAAATGCCCCGGAACTTCTTTGAAAAACACTATATCAAGATACTTAGAGCAAAGGATAATGGCGATCTTTTGGTTATGTTCTATATATGGATGATTACAGAGTCAATCGACCATGAGGGCAAACTGCGATTTTCCGAAGATATTCCGTATGACGCAGAAATGTTGGCGGAAGCATCCGGTTTTGCGTTACAGATTGTTACACAAGCGTTACAACAATTTTCAAAATTACAGCTTGTGGTTACGGAAAGTGACGGCACGCTATTTTTACCAAAATCTCTGAAAATGATTGGGTCTGAATCGGCATCCGCACAGAGGGTTAGGAAGTATCGGGAGAGAGAAAAAAACAAGACAAAACCCACTGAGACACCCGAAAACACTGAATGTAACGAACGTGTAACAGAGAGTAACGTTGATGTTCAAAAAGGTAACATAGAGAAAGAGTTAGAGAAAGAGTTAGAGAAAGAAAATAAAAAAGGGGGAAAGAGGGAAACTACCCAATCAATTTTTGAAAGGCTTCTCCCTGAGTACGCCATCTCTGATGTAATGGCAGATAAACTTCGCGAATGGTTCAAGTATAAGACGGAACGGAAAGACGGATATAAGGAACAGGGTATGAAGTCGTTGTTGAAACAGGTTGCCAATAAGGTCTCTGTCTATGGAGATACTGCCGTATGCAATCTTATTGATGAATGTATGTCGAATGGTTGGAAAGGCATTATTTGGGATAAATTGCAATCATCTTCTGCATACAGAAATAGCGGATATCGCATTGGAAACAGAGTAAAGGATGTGGATGGCTGGTAATGGAAAGAGAAGAATTTAAGATTTTGGTAAAAGCTATGAAAGCGGTCTACGCACAGCCGACATTCATACCAGATAAAGACGCTTTCAATGTGTGGTATGGATTGTTACAAGATCTTCCGTATGAGCAGGCAAATTTGGCGATACAAAAGTACATGACGAGTGAACGTTTTCCACCAACCATCGCAGATATTCGCACTAAAGCAACGGAGATAATTGCTCCGGCGGAAGAAAGCATGAGCGAACTGCAGGCATGGGCGTTGGTACAGAAGGCGTTAAGGAACTCCGGTTATAACTCAGAAGAGGAATTTGCGAAGCTACCAGAGGCGTGTCAGAGAGCCGTAGGAACAGCCGCAAACCTTAAAGAGTGGGCGTTGATGGACTCAGATCAGGTAGCAACCATTGAACAGTCACACTTCATCCGAAATTATAGGACATCCGTGCAGAGGATGAAAGAGGAAGCACGACTGCCGGAGAACGTGAGGATGCTGATTGCCGATATGGGTAAGAAACACGCAGCTCTCTTGGAAAAGGCAGCGGATCCGCAGATAGAGATGCAGAAAATTGAAGTGCCGGAGAAAGACACCGAACCGCCATCCGGTATGTCAGATGAGACGAGAAAACGTCTTGATGAAATGTATGAGAGGTTCGGCAGAAAATAACGGAGGAAAGGGCAGCGCGCATAAATCCTGGGAACCTCTGAAATGAATTGAGAAAACTATCATACAAAGAGATGAGGGAAATGGGATTATGTACGAAATGCGGGAAAGAAAACCCAACACCAGAGAAATCTATGTGTCCCGATTGCGCCGCAAGGCAATCTGAATTGCGGAAACAAAACAGAGAATACCGTAAGAAAATTGGTATCTGTACTCATTGTGGCAAGAATCCGGCAGAACCGAATAAAAAATTATGTTATGAGTGTTTGGGACAGTTCCAAGATGGTTATGCAGCTAAAGGAAGAACGGACGAACAGAGAGAAAAAGACAGGCTGAGAAAGAAGCAGTTGAAAGATGAACGTATTGGAAAGGGCATGTGCCCTAAATGTGGAAAGCATAAATCCGTCAACGGAGGTCTGTGCCAACGGTGTAAGGCATATCTGAAAAAGTATAGAGACAAGAAACGGTGTGATTTATCACGGTCAGAAAGACCGGACTACGGAATTTGCTATATATGTGGCAAAAATCCGATTATGAAAGACAAAAAAGTATGTGAAGCGTGCTATGAGACAAGGTTAAAAACTCTTCCGGCAATGTGGGAGAATATGAACAATGATTATTTCAGACAGTTGAATTACGCACGATATTGCATGGTAAAACAAAGAAAGGAGAGAACGAGTGGATCAGATTTCAATGTTTGACTTAATGTACCCAACATTCAAAGTCACAAATCCTGTCCGGCTGATAGAATTATTCGCCGGTGTAGGTTCTCAGGCAATGGCATTGAGAAACCTTGGAGTTCCATTTGAACATTACCTTATGTCTGAATGGGAAATGCACGCCACGGCATCATATAAAGCCATCCACATGACGGATGATAATATAGATTACAGTGCAGATATGAGTTCCGAGGAAGTGATACAGGCACTCACAAAGTTGGGAATATCCGTTGATGGAAAGAAGCCACTCACGGAGCAGCAGATACGGAGCCATTCGTACAGCGATGAATGGAGAAGAGAGTGTTACAACAATATCCGGGCAACACATAATCTGGTTAATATATGCGCCATGCACGGAAAGGACTTGCAGATAGTCGAACCTGAGAAGTACACTTACTTACTTACTTACTCATTCCCATGCCAAGATTTAAGTCTTGCCGGGAAAATGAGAGGCATGAAAAAGGGATCAGGAACACGTTCCGGGTTACTGTGGGAAGTTGAGAGACTTCTGAATGAAACCGAAAATCTTCCTCAGATACTTCTCATGGAGAACGTGCCACAGGTAATTAGTGCAGACAACATAGATGATTTCCATAGTTGGTGTAAATTTCTTGAAAGCAAAGGATATAAGTGTTATACACAGGTACTCAATGCAAAGGACTACGGAGTGGCACAGAATCGCGAGAGATGCTTCATGGTATCTATTCTCGGAGATTACAATTACAAGTTTCCGCAGCCGGTTCCATTGGATAAAACCATGAAAGATTACTTGGAGGATGAGGTAGACGAAAAATACTACATCAATTCTGAAAAGGCACAGAAACTCATTAAAGACCTGAGAGAAAGCGGTCAGTTAGACGGCATCTCAAAAACCGTTAGGGGGGGGCAGAGGCTCAGTAGACCAACATCATTGGGATGCGGTGTTACAGAAGTAGATAGCTCAGATGAACCATGAGTCGGCCGTTGATTGTGGCTCATACGGGAACAGGTGGAGAAAGAGGACGCATAATGTCCACGGATGGCATATCAGTGGCATTGTCGGCAACGGATTATAAAGATCCACCGAAAGTTTTAGTGGAGGAAAAAGTAAATGGCAGACAGAATAATCGTAGTCGGCTCACTGAACCCGGAAAAAGAAGTCCAGGACAGGGTCCGAGTTTTATCGGGGGGGGTATTTGCCAAGCAATAAGGGCAACAGACTACAAAGATCCTCCGAAAGTGCTTGTGGAATCTACGACCCATACAATAAAGCATTGTACAAAATGATATGTCCTACCCTACTGGCGAGTGACTATAAACATTTAAAATATGTGATTGAGGAAACAGATGGAAGTTAGACAGATAGGAAACTTTCTAACTTGTGGTAGTTGGGATAATCCTCAATGCGGAAGAGTGTATTCCGTAGATGGAATTGCACCAACGATAACCACTTGTGGGGGGGGTAATAGGGAACCAAAGATATTAGAAATCAAGGAAAGGAAAGAAAATATTGCAGACCGGAATTAAAAGGTTAGGCAATATTCTCCCTACTTCGACCAGAGACAATCCGAACCAAGGAAGAGTGTATGACACCGGCGGGATAGCTCCGGCAATCACAAGTGGGGGGGTACTGTACCTTGCATCATAACAGAGACGGAGGCTAAACATATTGCAGAATCAGAACGATAGATTGTGCAATATCTCTTCCACAAACTCATGTGGGGGGGTACTCACAGTTACCAGAAAGAGCAGACCGTATGTGAACTCAGAAGCGATGAGGGAATAAGATTTTTCAAAGACGGATGCTGTGGAACATTAAGAACGATAGACGGATGTGGAGACAAATGTGTGATTGAGAGAATAATTTGTGCGTCAAGAGGGAGAAATCCCACGAACCCATCTGACAGAACTGTAGGCGCACCAACAGAACAACGGTTAGAACCGAACTCACAGGGTATATGCAATACGCTTACGAGCGTTGCGAAAGACAACCTTGTTTTGGAGATAAGGACGGTGGATGATGGATAAAGAGTATGTAGGTATCAGGCAGGCAACAGCAAAAGGCTACATAGAATGTGAGGTAGGTGGCATCGCAGATTTCTCTTATCCTACAAGTAAGATACGGAGAGGGAGGGTGCATGGCGGCGGTCATGTTTGCCCAACACTGACAGCACAGAGTATGGGGATTTGCCGGATAGAAAAATTTGATCGGGGGGGCAGAACAGTATGCAGCATAATGATATTTCAGAAGATAAGGAGATTGATGTGGCAAAAGTAGGACAGGTTTCCACAGATGGAAGTCAGTGCGGATCAGTTTATTCAGACGATGGCAACGCGCCGACACTGACTGCCGGAACACACGGAGATGCGAACTCAAAGGTATGTACAGAGTATCGCATACGAAAACTCACACCAAAAGAGTGTTGGAGACTGATGGATTTCTCAGATGAGGATTTCCATAAGGCAGAGAAAGCAAACAGTAACACTCAGCTTTACAAGCAGGCCGGAAACAGCATTGTTGTAAATGTTCTGGTAGCAATTTTAGGGCAGTTATTCTCTGGAAAAGAGGATGCGTATAAAAACTGTAAAGTAAAAACAGAAAGGTAGGAAAGGATAATGCAGAAATTGAAACAAACAATCGTGAAAAGAAAATCACATACCATAGATGAGGGAACAATGGGATTTCACGATTATGTTGAAAAGAAAGAGGACTTTTCCGAGTTCGTTGGAAGAGTAACGGATGCTTGTGAGGCGGTTGATGGAAAATTCCTGAGTGTGTCATATCCAAGTGAGGATGTCGCAGTTATTCTTTACAAGTGGTCTGACGGATTAAATTAAATTTTTTGCATAAAATGTTTAGTCAACCAAACAAAAATAATTTGAAAGGAGAAAATTCAGTATGCTTGGAAAAACAGAAAAGGAAAAACAGGAAGATAACAAGGAAACAGACGTTGAGTATGCAGACTATGAGATCTGCCGGAAAAGCAAGGTAGGAGAGTATTTACAGACCGGTCAGGAGTTTTTTGTCGCTGATATGAAAAAGAAAAAGATTTACAGCTCCAATGACCTGAGACTGAGAGAACTGTCTGAAAAACTGGATTTAGAGCACACATTCGTATTCAAAGAAGCAAATTATATGTAAATCACAAGGAGGACGTATGAACGAACATAAAAGCAGTGCCGGAAAAGGCGGTATGGGATTTTTAGTAGTATTACAGATCGTATTCATTGTTTTGAAACTTTGCAAGCTGATTAAGTGGTCGTGGCCGGTGGTTCTCATTCCTTTGTGGATTGAGATTGCATGGATTGTACTTGCCCTGCTTCTGGTACTTATCGTGAGCATCGCAAAAGCAAACAGAAAATAACAGGAGGCAGATATGACACAGAAACAGTTAAGAGACCTCAATACAATCGTGGAAACCTACGGTTCGGATAAACAGGAAGATATGGCAATCGAAGAGTGTTCGGAACTCATCAAAGCCATTCTGAAATTCCGCCGGAGCAACGCAAAGGATTCCGATTTGAGAGATGCGGTTATTGATGAGATTGCAGACGTACAAATCATGCTTACACAGCTTGGAATTATTTTCAACTGCGTGGAAGAGGTCAATGAGCGTATTGATTTCAAGATCGACCGCCAGATGGGTCGAATTAAGGAAAGAGAGGCAAAACGTGATGTTTGTTAAGTCTCAGGATGGAGCGGTAGTTCTGAACAACGACAAGGTAACAGAATACAGCACGGACAGCAAGTATGATGGGCGGTACAAAGTTGCTGCCCTCGTAGGAGAAAACAGAGTAGTGATTGGCAGATATTCTACGAAAGAAAAAAGCAGAATGGCGATCTCAATGCTTATGGACTGCTACACCATGAATTTGCTGTTTGAAAGAGGACAAGATGAAAACCCCAGAGACTTAGTATGTGAATATGTGGCGGATCAACCACTTGGAGTGTTCGAGATGCCACAGGAGGATGAAATCGTATAGGAGGACGCTATGAACAAAGAATTTTATAGAGGGGAAATCTTCTATATCCGCAATGAGAGCGAATATAGCGGAAATGTACAGGGGGGGGTAGACCGGCGGTAATTATAAGCAATGACATTGGAAACAATGCGGCTCCCATATTGGAAGTGGTTTACCTTACCACCCAGGAAAAGAAACCGTTGCCGACACACGTTAAAATCAACAGTTCAAAATATCCGTCCACCGTGCTTTGTGAGCAGATTGATACGGTAAACAAGGATAAGGTTGGAGATTACATAGGGCAGTGTTCTATGGCGGAAATGAAAAAGATTGATGCAGCGTTGGCAGTGAGTATCGGCATTGGAATTAACATCAAATCGAATGATCTGGTAAAGAAGTGGGCGGAAGCTGCAAATGAAGCAGTGAAGCCAGACGAGAAAGAACCCAAACCTATCGCAGAAAAGGTGGAGATGCCGGACATTGAGACACAGTTGGAAATTGCAAAGATAACTGCTGAGAGGGACGTGTATAAGCGGTTATACGAGGATGCAATGGCACGGAGATAGGAGGAAGCATGGCTCTAATAAAGAGAGATAGAGAAAACTTCTGGATGTTAAATTGGCTTGATGAATACATGACCGGTCACAAAGGATTTATATGTGGAGGATGTTTCAAAAACATATTCAATAAAGAAAAGGTAAAGGACCTTGATATTTTCTTTGAGAATGAAAGCGATTTTGATGATGCGGTACAGTATTTTGACAGCCAGACACCGGGATATGACGGAGACGATGTAAGAGATGAGAAATATCATTTCCACTACGAAAACGACAACGTAAAGGCGTACAAACACATTGAAACAGGTGTTGTGATTGAACTTTGTTGCAAAATATTTGGAAAACCGGAAGAAATTCTGAATAAGTTCGATTTCACAATTACGAAGTTCGCATATTACAAAGAGGAAGTAGAGGATGAAACTGGTGCGGTAGCGGAAAAACAAGAACTTCCGTTTGAAACTCTGGAAGATGAACGTTTCTCAGAGGAAATTGGAATAGCGGAAACACACATTGAGTACAAAATCCTGATGGATGATGCGTTTTTTGAACATCTGCATCTTAAACGGATTGTAATTGATAAAGATATTCCGTTTCCAATGAGCACTTTTGAACGGATGCTGAGATATGCAAAGTACGGATATTTCCCATGTAAAGAAACAAAGATGAAGATAATCAATGCACTTAGGGATTTGACAGACGAACAGGTTGAATTATCTGAAAGTCTTTATGACGGCATGGATTAAGGAGGAAAGATGAAAAAGACAGCGAGAGTAATTATCACATCAAAGTGCGACCGGAAGTGCCCGGGGTGCTGCAACAGCAAATTGGACTACACATCATTGGCGAAAGTGATTGGCGGTATCACGGCATTAAAGGACTATGAGGAAGTTGTGATTACCGGCGGAGAGCCTATGATAAATCCGGCACAACTCTACACAGTCATTAAAATGCTCAGAAAGCAGAATAAGAGACAGAAAATCTATCTTTATACGGCTTGTCTGACAATGGACGATCATCCGGTAATTTTAAAACACTTGGATGGTATCACAGTAACAGTCCATGCAGAAGCCACAGATGAGGATATTCGTAATCTGAAATACATGAGTTCCAATCTCTACGATGAGGACTTGGATATGCGCCTGTTTATTGACAAGAGGGTGTACGACAGGTACGACTTATCTAATATCTGCATGAAAACATGGGATGTAGCGAGAAAACTGGAATGGAAAGAAAAGTGCGATCCGGCAGAAAACGAAGAACTGTTTTTGTGGAATCTTTATTAAGGAGGCTGCCATGGAAACTTATAGAGTTGTATCAATTACAGACAGAAAAGGCAATCCGAGAATTGAGGGCAGATACCCTCTCAGAGTAGGGAGAATGTGCAAGAAACCCACTCCAAGAAACGGAGATGCCATGATGATTGAATGGTTGGCTCAGCCGGATGGAACACCGTATGTCGGCATGATTGTTACGAGTACAGTTATCGGATTCAAGACCGAGGATAGAGGAAAATACATTGAGGTAACAACCAGAAATTCAATCTACACATTTGAGAGAGTATGAGAGAAACAGAAACTTTTGAGTATATCCGCCGGAAGTACCCGGACAAGGAAGAAACATGGAGAAAAGTCACACGGCTTGTTAAGTTTGATGAGAATTTGGAAGTAAAGAGTGTGCATGACTTCAACATGGAGTGCTACATATCATCATTTGGCAGACTCATACGGAATGGGATCCTGTGCAATATGGCATACGGAGATAAATACGATATTTCCAGTATGTTCACAGATACGGACGGAAACCAAGTACGGTTTAAGAGACACCAGATTGTTATGCAGACTTTCTTCATGGGAGACAGACGGCGGTATGACACCGTAGACCATATAAATAACATGGAAAGGTTTGATAACAGCATATACAACCTCAGATGGGCGGACAAGGGCGTACAGTGCGGAAACCGCAAGGACAAGCCAGGGAAACACAGAATGGTTATCTGCATAGGCGATGAGGAAGAAATCTTTTTCTCATGCCGGGAGGCGGAACGACTGTACAACCTACCGCCGAACTCGGTCGGTAAGGTATGCCGCGGAGAACTAGAATCCATATATGGTTATAGATTTGGATATTTATAAGGAGATCAGAGATGGGAAAAGATTGGACTGGAAATGGCAAGAGTATTTTTACAACTCTTGGTGCATCCAACCACACAGAGAAAGAAAGAGAGATTAACGACTACTATGCGACAGATCCTATCGCAGTAGACGCATTGTTACAGGGGGGGGGCAGAACTGAATCATAAGATTTGGGAGTGCTCTGCAGGACAAGGACACTTATCAGAACGCCTCATAGGACTTGGGTATGAGGTACGCAGTACGGATCTTATCGACAGAGGGTACGGAGAGGGCGGAATAGACTTCTTGCAGACAACAGAAATGTGGGATGGCGATATTCTTACCAATCCTCCATACAAGTATGCGAAAGAGTTTATCGAACACGCAATGACAATCATACCGGACGGGAGAAAAGTGTTCATGTTCCTTAAATTACAATTTTTGGAGGGAAAGGCCAGAGGCGAGCTGTTTAAGAAATACCCTCCGAGATATGTATATGTGTCACGCAGCCGTATTCTGTGCGCCAAAAACGGAATGTTTGAGGAAATGAAAGCCGGAGGCGGAAGTGCAGTTGCGTATGCGTGGTATGAGTTTCAGAAAGGTTATAAGGGAGTGAGCATTATTAAGTGGATAAATTAGATTTTGGTTACTACAACATGGACTGTATGGCCGGCATGAAACTTTTCCCTGATAAATACTTTGATGTGGCAATCGTAGACCCACCATACGGAATCAATGCGCCGAACATGGCGATGGGAACCAATAAGAGTCGGACGAAGAACGGTTATCCAGCCGAAAGCACCGCAAGCAGATTGAAACGGAGTGGACAGGTAAAGGAATGGGATAGCAAACCGCCAACGGAGGAATACTTCAAAGAATTGTTCCGCGTATCGAAAAATCAGATTATATGGGGCGGAAATTATTTCAATCTGCCACCAACAAAGTGCTTTGTTGTATGGGACAAGGTGCAGCCGTGGGATGCCTTTTCACAAGCGGAGATTGCGTGGACTTCTTACAATCTCCCAGCAAAACTGTTCAGATACTCAAACACTGGCGGAGCAAATTCAGAGAAACGCATCCACCCAACCCAGAAACCAATAGCATTGTACGAATATCTCGTAGGTGCTTTTAAGCTATCGGGGGGGGGTGGTGCTTGACACCCATGTAGGATCCGCGTCAAGCCTCATAGCATACCACAGAACCGGTGTGAAGTTTGTAGGGTTTGAGATAGATACCGAGATGTATGAGGTCTCAAATACAAGGTTAGAAAGAGAAAGAGCACAATTATCATTATTTGATTTGGGAATGGAAAGGAACGATAACAGATAACAGATAACAGGAAAGGAGAAACATGAGGGTAAAAAAGGTTTGCAGATGCAAAACTTGTCAAAAAATATACCCCAACGGAATTGTGGAGATATGTAATTGCGGGACTATTTTGGGAGAAAAGATACCGAAAGCTGAAAGATTAAGCAAAATGTTCATTCCGGGCGCAACAATTACATTCAATCCAGAGGCATTTCAAGGATATGAAGAGGGGGTATTAAGAGCGACCGATAATTGCGAAACCGTTGTTGCAAGAAAAAGATTTTTACGAAGATGGGAGGTTATTTAGCTGATGAGTAGTTTTGTACCGATTTATGCGGTAGATTTCGATGGAACGCTCTGCGAAAGCAAGTGGCCCGGAATTGGCGCACCTAACAAAAAACTGATACAGCACCTCGTTCAACGCAGAGCAGAGGGCGCAAAAGTGATACTTTGGACTTGCAGAGTGGAAGAACATCTGAAAGAGGCGGTGGACTGGTGCGGTAAATTTGGTTTGGAGTTTGATGCAGTCAACGACAATCTGCCTGAAAATATTGAAAAATATGGTAACAATCCAAGAAAAGTGTATGCCACTTGCTATATTGACGATTTGGCTGTGGATAAAAGAAAATACGATCTTCCGTTTCATGTGGACGAAAAGATCGACTATTCAAAATTCGATAAATACCCTCTCGGAAGTGAGTGGATGTTAAAGACGGAATATGCAGAGCTTCCGGTGGTAGTAGAAGAGGTAAATGCTTTTCACGGGTATATCAGTGTAAGAAGCACGAGCGAAGAGGATAAATTTAGATATTTTAAGGTTCGCCGTGATATTGAATGGTTTTATGACAAATTATTTCCAAAGGAGTGATGCGTTTATGAAGAAAAAGAAAATCAATCCGCAGGAATTTGACTGCGGATGTTGTGGAAATCAGATTTATAAGAGCCGCCTTAGAGACGAGGTAAAATGCTGTTATTGCGGTTATATCAACCATGTAGGGAAATACACAGGTAGGAGGAAGAGTCTTGGATAAAACGAAAATAGAGTGGGCTGACAGCACATGGAATCCGATTACCGGTTGCCGTCATAAATGCCCTTATTGTTATGCCAGAGGCATTGCAAACCGTTTTGTATCACGGAAAGGATGCCATCTGGTAGAACCGGAGACGTACAAACTCGGAGACGATGGTTCTGAAACTTATGAGATAAATGAGCAACCGTATTATGTTGATGATGAGACCGGAAAACAATTCAGATGCGCCTATCCGCATGGATTTGTGCCGACAATCCACAGATACCGCATGGGAGAATACAGAGACAAAAAGAGGCAGAGAAATATCTTTGTCGGATCAATGTCGGATGTGTTTGGAGAGTGGGTTCCTGATAGATGGATCAGGGAAGTGTTTAATGCTTGTGAGAAAGCTCCGCAGCATAATTACCTCTTCCTAACGAAGAATCCTGGAAGATATATGGAGCTGCATCATTACGGAGAATTACCACTCAGAGATAATATGTGGTACGGAACGACAGTCACAGATCCAGATACGGAGTATATGGGGCAGGACGGACACTATGAGTTCCATACGTTTTTGTCAGTAGAGCCTATACTGGCAGACTTCGGAGAACTGAGTGAGAAATCATACATCCCGGAGTGGATCATCGTAGGAGAGGAGACTGGCAGCAGAAAAGATAAAGTCATACCAAGACGAGAATGGATTGAAAATATTGTGGAGCAGTGCAGAAAGTACAACATACCGGTATTTATGAAACCGAGCCTCACGGACATTTGGGGCGAAGAACTCATTCAAGAGTTTCCGAAAGCTCTTATTCATGCCTGATTTATTCCAGAGCATTGATAAGAATATGCTTAAATCGCCGGTAGCGTACTGCAAAACACATAAAGGGTATCTATCAACGAAGCAAATGAAAGTCCATAAGTGCCTGCAGATAGGATGCACTGGACTGGAAAGGTTGGAACATCCCTACTGGGAGGAACGCCAACGGAAAAAGGATGAAGCAAAGAGGAAAAAGAAGCAACAGTAAATTGGTTCACGTTTCATTTGATGAAGTAGAGAGATTTGTTCCGAGAGTTCCGAAACAGATTTGCCCGGATGAGGATAACACCATTCCGAGGATATGCGTAGCACCTAACATATTGAGTGCAATCCAGGCGATGCCGCAAGGCGGAACAGTGGCGTACAACATGGCAAGAATCGGTGTGCCGGTTGTTATCCATGCGTATTACATAGAGAGTGATGCTATCCTCATGCCGGAGCAGATAGCGGATAAAGTGCCGGATGCCGTTGCCACAGGAGAAATGTGGGTTATGGCAGTTCCGGCAGCAGTCCGGCGGATAGATTACGAGATTGTTGATCCGTATGTGCCTATGAGGATTGATAGGAATGGCACGAGAGAACGATTTCTTGTATGGTACGGAGAATTGAAACGGGTTCGGTATCAGGATAATTGGAGAAATCTATCTACCAGAACAGCCAGAAATCAAAAGGCGGTAGAGTGGTTTATGGAAAATAAGCCAGACATATCGTACAGAACATTTATGTCAAATATGGACGATGAACTATTGAAATCATTCCGTGTGGAATTACAGGAGGTATGGGAGTGAACAAACAGAAGAAATTAGTAAAGCAGAACACGCCGTTGTATAAGAGAGTACCGACACTTAATCTGGTGGACTATTCAGATATAAAAGTGCCGCTAGTAGTGATATATGACAGTCCGAAAGACTTTCCGGGAAAAGTGGTGGCAAGAGTATGGGACGGAGAGAAGAATCGGCCAACGAATGTTTACTGCGAATATGAAAACCTTAAAAGATGCGAAGATGATGTAATGTCAGCCGGATTTATTTTTAAGTTCCCGAGGACACCGGAGGACGATGCGTGCATTGTTGAAACATACATGAGATAGGAGGATTGCAATGGCAAAGAAGAGAAGCTGCCGCAGAACAGTAAATGAAGATAAGGTACATGAAAAAGCGGTTAAAATCCGCAAAATGACAGATGAGCAGTTGGTACATTATGTTGAGGACAGAGTGGAGAAAGCCAGAAGTGAGGGGTTTAATCAAGGTAAAAAATCCTCCGACGGAGCGGATATTAACAAGTTTCTCAAAGAGATTTCATCAATCAAAGGAATTGGAGACGTTACAATCTGCAAAATTGCGGATCATTTCAAAAGGGCAGGAAACAAGAATGAATAAGACGGCTTTACAGATGTTTGAGGAACGGAACGAAAAGGCGTGCTGCCTCAACTGTGAAAAACTGATAGTCAAGCACACAAAGACAGGACACATAAATTTCTGCGGAGAGAGTGAGAAAATCATTCTGGATATGTTTCTTGATACCGGAACAAACTTCTCAGGATGCAAATATGCAAGAAAGGAGTCGGACAATGATAAAAACATGGTTCAAGGAGTATGAAAAGATCAAGGACAAGGCAGTTGTGGTATATCCGCATGAGTGGGATTATATGTCAGAGAAACAGCGGAATAAGATTCTTTCCAAGAAAACCGTTATTATGAGTGGAGAAAGCGGATATGCCTGTAAATATTATGAGATTATCGGAAACGTAAATAATCTGTCCAACCATGACTGTGCGATCATAGCAGACGGCGGAAACCTCTGTTTTGGTTACAGAATGGAGGGGCAGAAAATAGTGGTATACACGGATTAAGGAGGATATGTGATGATTACAGCAAAAGAATTAGCAGACAAGCTCAATGGAAGAGCATACGGAGATAGTTTTGACGATGTGAAGCAGGAAGCAAAGGAAAGCGGTCTGGTTATTGTTTACGGTGCATCTGATGATCTCATGGAGTTTGATGGGGCAATCTATGATGAGGGCGGTTGCTTTGATGGAGGAAGAGTATACTTTGACAGAAACGGTGTGGATCAGGAGGGAGAAGAACGTGCAAACTGGATAGATGCTGTCTGGTGTGATGGCATGAACAGGGACGGACTTCCGGCAACATGGACTTACAAAACAGACATTCCTTGCGAACAATTTGACATCTGGGAAGATGGAGAGATTTACTGTGTAGGTCTTGTATTCTCAATCGAAGATCTGAAATGAAAACAGCGGAAACCGTAGCACTGGAAAAAGCAATCAGACGGGCCACAAGAAAGACAGGTGTATTTGGCTGCTATGAGGTAACAATCGGATTTTGCGGAAGAGAAAGAGTTGATTACATGACCTATGACACAAAGGGCATTTTCCGGTGCTATGAAATTAAGGTGTCGAAAGCGGACTTCCATAGTGCTGCTGCAAAATCCTTTGTAGGCCATTACAACTATTATGTTCTCACAAGGGAATTATACAATCAGGTCAAGGAAGAGATACCGGACTGGATTGGTGTCTATATCGGAGATTACTGCACTAAGAAAGCAAAGAAACAGGATTTATCAGGCAGAGAGTATAAAATGCGCCGTTCAGTCAATGGACGCAGTACAGAGGTATCTACTCCGTGGGTAGATATGCTCAAAGAGAGTATGATCCGTTCGTTGTATCGGGATTCTGATAAGCTGATACAGACGGAGGATGAGCAGTATATAAGCCGTATCAGAAGTCAGATTGATAAGGCAAGGACTGAAAGGGACAGAGAATCCAAGAAGTACCTCAGATTGTGGAAAGCCGTAAGGAAAGAATTTGGCGATGAAAAGGCATGGGAACTCATAGAAAAGGCAGAGGAATAAAACCTCTGCCTTAAATCATTTCCTGCCATTTATGGCAATCACTACATCATCAAAACCGGAATCAGAGTAGCAAGTGCCCTCCTGAGAAAGAGTTGTACCGGGCTGCAATTCCTGGTTATCATCCATAAAAGATAATTCGCTAAAATTAACCATCTTTCCATCTTTAAGGTACACCACATCCATTAACACATAATCTACGGCGGAAGTTGCGTTGTTTGTCACGGATGCAACAATGCCGCTGTCGGTAGTATTGTAGTCAACGGATAAGTCAGAATAGACAGGAGAGTATTCCTTTTCCTCTGATACCGACAGTGTGTAATCGAAACTATCAATCTTATCCCATTCATCAAATGTGGTCCATATACCGGCTGTTTGCCCTGGAGCAACCGCTTTTGTTCCATCGCTGGAAGAACCAATCATACTGCCGGAAGAATCCAATGCGGTCACATTCAGATCAATACTCACAACCTTATCTGAATTATTTGTTACATACATAACGTAATACATAAAAGAATCATCCACAGTACAGGAATAATCCTGCGTACTCATCAAATCTGCAAGGTCTGTTTTGTCTTTACTTTCTGTCGTAGTCGTGACCGCAGTAGTGCCATTTTTGGTAGATGTACCGCCGCCACAACCAGTCAAAAGAACGGCCGACAGTAACAGTACGGCAAAATATCTCATCTTCATAGACATATCCTCCCTATATAAATGTTTAGTCCATTATACATCAATGTGTCTATCAATGCCACATTATTCGCTTGCCTTGAAATTATATATAGGTTTCAGAATCGCAAGAATATCAACGGTTTCTCCAATACATTCCACAATCTCATCAATAGGCTTGTATGCCATCGGTGCCTCATCTATGGTTTCCTCTGATACGGAAGTAGTGTAGATGCCATCCATAGAGTTTGAATAATCACTCATGTTTAGAGTTTCCTTTGCTTTCATCCGTGACATAAGCCGTCCAGCTCCATGCGGCGCAGAACAGTTCCAATCCTCATTTCCCTTGCCAGTTCCGAGAATACACCCATCACGCATATTGATAGGGATAAGAACCTTTTCTTCGTACTTGGCAGAGATAGCACCTTTACGGACGATGTTGGAGTCGTGGTCGATATAATTGTGGATGCACTCAAAATAATCCGGTATTTCCGCACCGACTCCCCATCCCATATGATTGCATATAATCTGTGCGATCATCACACGGTTGAAATATGCAAACTTCTGGCAGATACGCATATCATGTAAATACTGTTCACGATACTTTCCCTCTAAGTAGCACAGATCCTTTGGTAACTTCGGAGTAGTGGCACGGAAGTTTTTGTGCAGTTCTTTTATTGCACCCCCAATCTCAGATTTCCTTCCGGCAGCCTTGTATTCCTCAATGAGCTTATTCTGACACTCGTACAAATCGTCCTTGCCACACATCAATTCATAGGCAAGGTTCTGATAGTAGTCCGCCACCTGTTTTCCAAGATTGCGGCTGCCAGTATGAATAACCAGATACTTATAACCGTCCTCCGCAACATCAACCTCAATGAAATGATTGCCACCGCCGAGAGTGCCGATAGAACGCTCAATGCGTTTGGTATCTCTCAATTCTCGGTAGCAGTAAAGATCCTGCAATTCATCAAAACGGATCTGCCGGCCGTCATGCACATTTCTTCCGCTTGGAACATAAGTGCGAATGACTTTATCCAATCTATCAAAGTCGATTTCTCCGTGTCCGATGCTTACGCAGAGCATACCGCATCCAATATCCACGCCAACGATGTTCGGAATTACTTTGTTTCCGAGATCCGCAGTAAAGCCAATGACACATCCCTTTCCGGCGTGAACATCCGGCATGATACGAACCTTACAGTCCTTAAAGGCATCCTGAGACAGAAGAGTGTTAATCTGTTCCAAAGCCTCATCTTCGATGGTTTTTGCATAAACTTTCAAATTACTCATAGTGATCCTCCTATACTTTGTATGTTTTGTTATTTCCAGAATTTCCGTTGTATTTTGTGAAAGGGCGAACCCATACACGTTTACCGGTTTTGGTAGTTCGGTAAAACCCCCTCACACTTACCTGCTCAGTAGGTTTTGTGTAATGCCTTTTTGTGCCGTCTGCAGGAATAGGTCTGCTATCAATGTGGTATGTGGTTATCAGTGGTGTAGCACCGCCGGAACGGCGCAACCTTTTTTGATGCTTATGAGAAATGCGCTTCTCTTTCTGATCCGTAGTCTCAATGCAGTTGCGGTAATGAGTTGCAAAACACATGAGAGAGTGGAACTTCAATGCCTCCTTGTATGGCGTTCTGTCAGCGGCAAGAACCATCCGGGCAACCTTTCGTTTCTCTTTGCTTAATCCGGCAGGAAAGACAATGTTTTCGATTTCCTGAGTTTTCGGATCATACCGATAATTACAGATATACACGCCACCCATATACAGATGCAGCCTGACGAATACACCCTCCTGCTCATAATAGAATTTAATATCTTCCTCCGGCAGCTCAACCAATGCGGAGGGGATGGGGATGCGGAACTCTTCGGCATCCAACCAATCTTTATTTTGCTGATACCATTCAATGATCTTCTCTGTTTTCCCGATGGTATCGACTATGATTTTATTGCAGTTTGTAATATCAATCATGCCTAAGACCTCCATTTCTTCAATGGTTCCTTATAGCATTTGTCTATTTGGACACGTTCTTATCAAGCGGCATCGTGCGCTCCGCCGGAGATACGCGAATGTCAGGAGATCCCACTATCCTTATCCGGTTTCGCATTAAAGCCGGAAAACCTGTCAACCAACAAAGGGATGGTGTATGCCGTTATCAACCCTCATACCGGCAGCAGTTTTCACATTAAAAACTGCCAGAAACCTGTTACACGACACTCAAATAGACAAATCTTATAAGGAACCATTACTATATATGCGCCTCATTTGGGGCGGTAAATAATATCAACGTGGGAATCTAATGCCTGTTCAATCTTTTCGTCCGTAACACCCAAGTAACGAGCCGTAACGGCGGCGGAACTGTGCTGATACAGGCGGCGGACCAGTTCAATGTCCTTTCCGTTCTTGTAGTAAATCTCTGTTCCGAAGTATTTACGGAACGAATGGGTGGATATATCCTCATACCCAGGACCGAGCCAGTCGCAAACCTTTTTCAGATGCTTTTGCACTGCCCGGACACCGATAGGGAATATCAGATCATCGCCCTCAATGCCCTCAGAGTCCGCATATTCAAGGAGGAAGTTGTAGACCTGTTCCTGAACCTTGAAACGGCGAACCTTTCCGGTCTTATGCTCAATAATATTAAAAGCGTGACCGGATGGCGTCTTGATAAAAGAGGAACGCCGGAGGGAGAGTGTGTCTCCAATACGCAATCCTACATTCGCCTCAATAACGAGGATCGTAGCAATCCGGGGATTAGGCTGTATGCAGTCTCCAATGCCCTCATATAAAGTTTTTATGATAGTCTCGTACTGTTCATGCGTACAAGCTGTTGTTGTCTTTCCTGCCATTCTAACCATCCTCCTACTTACTGATTTTTCATCAAACCAGCAACGACATTGTTGATTGCCGTCTCAGATACAAACCCACCTTGCAACCTTACCGGGGAAAGAGAACCGTTAGGGAGAAAGAGCATATCGCCATGTCCCATGAGCTTTTCGCCGCCGGCCATATCCAATGCGACCATAGAGTTTGTGACTGTACCAACACGGAGACAGATCTTTGTAGGCATATTCGCCTTAATCAATCCGGTAACAACCTTTGCAACCGGGTACTGTGTAGCGATTACAAGGTGGATTCCACAGGCACGGGCTTTCTGTGCAATTCTTACAATATGTCCCTCAACGGATTTTCCACCCATGCTCATAAGGTCGGATAACTCATCAATGAAAACTATGTCACGCCTCATAGGAGCATCCGCGAACTTTGTATTATAGCTGTCAATGTCACGGCAGCCGGTAGAGGCAAGAATGGAGTAGCGGCGATCCATCTCAATACAAAGGTTCTTCAATAGTTCAACCGCACCATTTACCTCAGATACAACCGTACACGCTGCAAGGTTCTTGTAATACTCAAACTCTGTTGCTTTTGGGTCAATGATATATAAGTGCATCTGTGCCGGATTCTTTTTCATCAATAGAGACAAGATGAGGTTATGCAGAACGATTGATTTACCAGATCCGGTCATACCAGAAATGAGGATATGGCAAGCCTTGGCAATATCAATGTAATGCTTGGAACCGTCAACCGCCATGCCGATCGCCATTGTGAAACCACTGGAGGACTGATACTCATTATCAATGAGCATATCGCCCAGGAACACGGTTTCTGTACCGGTCGGAACCTCAATATACACATAACCATTATCAAATCTCAAAGAGGCGTTGCAGTGTAAGGCTGCCTGAAATTCCTTTTCACGTCTCAAAATGGCTTGCACCTGAGTTCCGGGAGCCGGTTCAATAACATACTGTGTAAGGCGTGGTCCTTGATTGATTTTTGCAAGGGTGGAGCGGAGGCGGAAAGAGTTCAATACACTCAATATGGTTTCGGCTTCGTTCTTTACTCCATGAGATCCCCATGAGGTGTGATAAGTCATATTGCCATCAACGGCAGGGAAGATATACGGCTTTGTAAGTTCATACGCCGGAGCGGTGGCAGCGGTCTGTCTCTCTGTGGACTCTTTCAGTCCTGCATTGAGAAGTGTGCGGGCCTCGCTGTGTTTTCTGTTTGCGGTCAATGTCTCCATACAGTTAATAAATACACTTTTCTTTCTCATGGTTCTCAATCCTTTCTTTACCGGATGCCGGTAGTACACAACTTTCTGTTTAATGCCTGCAATTCTTTGATGTGTATGTCAATAGCTTTCTGCGATTCAGTGTCCCATACAAGGCGTTGCGCCTGCCCTGCGTTTTCTATCATTGTCAATACACCATCGCTCAATAATGTCTGTTCTCTATCTGTCAATGAAATAACTACCATGTTCATACCTCCTACCACATATCATTACTTGAAAAAGTATTCAAAAGGATCTCATTGTCGGTTTCTGTTATATCCAGATAGTTGCCGGAATCATCAATAATACTCAATGCTTTTTCTTTGGTTATAGGTCTTTTCTCTGCGCCCCTAAAAGCAAAGCCATATCGGAACATCAAAGGCTTTTCGGATGTCTCGACAACTTCCCTTGCCTTTGCCCTGTCTAAAGTTCCATCGTAGAATGACATCTTTATCATAATTTCGCCTCCCATTCATCAAAATCAGGTAAGTAAGCCTCCAATTCCTCATAGGTTACTTCTGGAAGTATGCTTGCGATAATCGCCCTTGCGGAGTTCTTTGTGTGACCGTACTCCCTATATACATAGTCAATGAGATTTTTGATCAAATCATAAGTGAAATGATCCTCAATGCAACCGGGAAACTGTTCTTTTAAGTAGTTCATAAATACTTCTAATTTATCTTTGTTCATGTGTTACCTCCATATTACACGCTGTTACTCAATGTTACAATGTAACGTTTAAGCTAATATACTCTCAATCATCCGGCGATTATTCGGTGTTACCTCTCCGCCATAATTGGAAACTGTCAATATAAGATCAATGGCCGTTCTTAATCCTCGAAGTTCGGCAGATACACGGCTGCGCTCATTGTGGTAATTCTTCAATGCCTCACGCTGAATAGGAAGCTCAACAGAAAGCTCAAAGCGTGTGCGGCGCGGTGTGGATGGGTTATTATAGGTGCGATCCATTGCATCAATGGCAGCCATGCGGCGATCCTCTTCAATGCTCATGCGCTTTTCTATTGCTTCAAGGCTTGACACCTTGGCCTGCAGTAGCTCAAAACTGCTCATACCGTTCTCAATTCTCAATGCTGTATTATTCATGGTTTCTTATCCTCCTAAACTCAATATGTTATGCTGTGACTACTTCATAATTTGCCGGGATCCTGGTTGCTGGCATATAAAGGCCGGATGATTGGCAGAACCAGAAAGGGCGCTTGAACTGATACGCCGCGGCGTGTTTCAATAGTTCGATGCTTTCCCCGGTGTGGAGAGTAAAGCGGATCACTGCGCCGACAGGTAAATTTTTCAATGCGTGCGGATCTTTCTTTGCTTCAATGTTCTTTCTGCATCTCTCGCGCCAGTTATTGGCATATTCTGAATCAGTAGGGGAGAGAAGAGAGAGAATCGAAGCCGGGCAATGATCTTCACAAGGCCCCATGCTTTCCTCCATCGTCTTAACTCCAAAGTTGAAATAATCCCGGTTGTTTGTGTGCGTCAATGCAACGGCGGCGAATGTCTCAACCTCTCCGGTGTTCAATACGGTTGCTTTTACTGCGGCATAATATGTAGCCCCGACCATGCAAGAGCGGACAACCTCATATTTTTTCGTGTCGTTCTGCCAGGTGTAAAGCTCGTCAATTTCTGCCTTTTTGTCAATAGCTCCGGTTCTGGTGTAGTGTGTTGCGTGTGTATAATCCCATCCCATGATATAAACCTCCTTAATCTCTTACCGGCTCGCATTGTAAACAATGGTTTTTGCTAAAGGTTATCAATGCTTTTTTCGTGCCGTTCTCATGCTTGAAATTTTCAAAAAACTTTATCAATGTATCAAACTTATAATAGTGCAAGCCTATTTCTGAATACTCAATATAGCGATGATCCGTTATATAGGTTCCTTGGCTGTCAGTGTACTTCTTAAAGAAACGCAGCTTTTCTATGTACTCATCAATATTTACGGTTTGCCCCTCTTGCAGATGTTCCAATACTGCGGAGCGGTTCAGATATTTATAAGCCATCCTAAAGCCTCCGATCTCTCAATATATCCGGCGGAGCCGGGGCGGCTGATCCGCCGCCGTCCGCCTTACTCTGCGCAATGATCCAACTTATTTTTTATATCTTCAATATCTGAATTGATGCGCTCAATACTTGCATAACGCTTGCTGTTTATTTTTTCTTTGAATGTCTCAAAGTAAGAAAGAGCATAAGAAAAATAATTCATCTTGTTAGACACACCACGCGCCGCGGTTGCGTCCTGACAATTCAAAACGGCGTTAGATAATAAAATTCTAGTTGCGTCAATGCGTTTCTGCAGTTCGGCTATCTCGTTTGTATAGTCGGCGTTGTCTGCCTCTGCCTGTTTTCTGGTCCGTCTCAATGTTTCCGCTCTCTCCATCAATGCGAAACGGTGAGGGCGTAACAAGTAGCCGCTTTTGTCGATATGGTCCGCAATATCCGCGGATCGTTTTTCGTTTCCGTAAAATGTGTTATATGGTTCGTATGTGAAACGTGCGCCGCTGCCATCCGTGGCGGTCAATACTAAGGATTTTATATAATCGTTTCCGCGTCCGTCCGTGCTCTTTCTGGCATCGTCCAGAGTATACCGCCGGGAAACATTAAATATTTTTGTTTCTGGTTCTTTTATATAGCATTTATCCTGGGCGATTATAAAAATGCTTTCAGTCTGTTTCTTGCGCAGTTCCTCAAAGTCTCTAATATTAAAACAATAATCTATATCAAGACCAGGGGCAGCGACTCTATAATTCCAATAACTAACACCATCACGGCGACAAGCTGAAAAATTGTTGAGTTTAAGCACAGCGAAATATAAATCTTGCAGACATCGCGAAGCGGTAGGAACAATAAAAACGGAGATTTTACACGCTGCCGGGTTCATTGTCTCGGCTACTGCCTTTTTAACCGTGTTTTCGGTAAATTTCCCGGGCTGCTGTGTGATAAAATACGGCTTTTCAAAGTCGAAGCCCTCGACATCATGCAAAAACTGAAAAGCTTTTTTGTTGATAGATAAAAGATTTTTAATATATGCGTTGTTCATGGTTTAGGCCTCCTTTGCTGCCTCTCTGGCGGTTTCTTTAAGTGCGTACTGTTGAAACTCTCCCACGGTTTCAATATGCAGAAAGTCAGGAGAGAACCGGCGCACGGTGTAAGCTCTACGGCTGCCGTCAAAATTGTTTTCACTGGTAACAAAACAGCGGTTTTTATACAAAGCGGATTCTATACGAGATCCCCAATATTTGAACGTTTCACGGTCGAAGAAATGACCGCCGCCCGTTTTATAAATGGCTTTCGCCTCTGATAATGTCATCATAATATATAAGCCTCCTATATTTTGAGAGGGAGCGCCCCGGAGGGCGCGCGCCTCGTTTCTGTCAATTAGTAATTTTCGTAATATTCATTAAGGGCGGTTTTTTCGTCCTCTGTAAAAATACGGTCAATAGCTGCCGCGGTACGCTTGCAAGCCTTATAGGCCTTTAAGCCTTTGCGAACCTGATCCGCTCCGCCGTCAATATATCCAAACTCTGTTAAAAAGTCCGCCTCATCTGTGCAGCTATCAGCACAAGAAGCATCAGACAAGAGACAATATAAACAATCTTCTTTTGTTGGCTCATGCGTTGCGCTTGGGTTACATTGATAATCAAAAGTGTAGCGGCGATTATTTGCCGGGTTGATAATGCGGCATTTATAGAGAACGTGGGACGGTGTAAAAAGGTCCTTTTGTTCGTCTGCCTCTGTTGCTGTGAATCTCAAAGAATCAATAATTTTTTCTGCTGTCATGGTCTTTCCCTCTCTTTTCCGTTGTTCCATCCGGGAAAGCCTGTTATAATAGGAGACAAGCCCCGGAGGGGTGGCGGCGGTCCGTGTCGCTTGGTAGGTGTAGCGGATCGCCCTTTTTATTTTGTTTCAAAGTCGTTTACGTCAGACTTGCAGACGGCGGCTTGCAGGGGTTCGCCTGTCCTATTCCCTTTTATGCTGCGTGTATATAGGTAACTCGTTCCAGCCATCGCCCCGGCTCAATAGTTCCGGAGCGGTTCCCGCTTTCCCCTGGGAGCGTCGGGGGCGTTAATCATTGTTAGAGTGCTAACTGCTTTCACTCGATGCCGGGCCGGTTTTATACCGCTTTCCCGATCTCGTGCGGTTCTGAAAGTTTCAAAGCGCTTTCATACTTCCAATAACTTAATTATCTTTTTTATATGTGCGGTGTGAATTGGTACACCCTAGCACAGGTTTACAATTTTCCTTTCGCCTGATATATGCACTCATTGCCACAGGGGCAGCCCTCACAGGAGAGACAAGCCGGAGGCGGTGGGGCGTGTGTTTCGGTCTCGTCTTAATAAGTGCCGCGCCGCCGTTGCCTTGGTCCGGGTTGGTTCCCTTGGTCCGGTCTGCGGTGCGTTGTTCTTTTGGGGTACACCGTGCGCCCTTGCCTGCCTTGCTTGTTTGCTTTGCTGAACGTCCGGCGGTTCGTTGTTGTCCGTTGCGGTTCGTTCTTTATGCTTGTATTGTAAAGCGTATTCTTTACAAAGTCAAGCAGAAAATTTACAAATTATTGCAGTTTGTGAAATATGTATAGCCGACTAAACAAAATAAGGGCGGTTTGTTGTGTAAATTGTACACTTTACAAAGTGCAAGAAAAACTCGGCGCAGTGTTTACCATGTAAACGGCAGACTTGACAGGCGGCGCAGATTCCTATATATTATAGGGGTATAGAATAGAAAGGAGGGCGGAGCCGGTGCGGTTGAGTTTTGGCGAAAAAATGCGCGTTATGATGAAACGGCGCGGGGTATCGGTGCAAGATGTGGCGGATCGTCTGGGCGTGTCCCGGCAGAACGTAAACCAGAGACTAAACGCCGATAAATTCACGCTTGACGATATGGAGAAATACGCCGCCGCCATTGGTTGCGGTATAGAGATAGAAATAACAGAGCCGCCGGAGGGCGGAGCAGATCCACATATAAAATAAATAAGGATAGCCGAAAAAGTAGAACGTAGGGCACAGAGAGAAGCGAAAAAGCAGCTTTTCCCGGTGTCCTTTTTATTTTGCCCGTGTGACAGTGTAGGACCGCCACAGAGGGCACAGAGGAAAGGAGGGCGCAGAGATGGCAACAGAGAAGAAAGAAACGGCACAGAGAGACGAAAACGGAGTAAGGAAACAGAGCTATAAACGTTTTAAGGAGGGGCGCGACTATGAACCAACGGACGCAGAAACAACTGCGGCTTTATGTGATGCCTTTTTAACTGGATTCTTACAGACAGAGGAAACGCCGGAGGGCGGAGAGGTACAGAACAAAGGGGGACGGCCTAGGAAGTTGGAAACCGTAGAAGAATTTACAGAGGTAGCGGAAAAGTACATTTTATATATTAAGGATAGAGCGGCGGAGGGTGTGCGCTTGGTGCCTGATGTAGAGGGCTTTTGTAGCTTTGCCGGGATTTCTAGGGAAACCCTTAATAATTGGGAAACTGCCCGCCCGGGTGCGTATTCTGACACAATAAAAAGACTGAAAACAAGTATAGCAGCATTTAAGAAACAACTTGCATTTGCTGGCAAGATCCCGCCAATCGTATTCGCTACGGATATGAACAACAACCACGGATATACACAGGCGGCGCAAAAGATAGATCTAAACGTTGGAAAACAGGCGGCAGAACTACCAACAGCGGCAGAGATTGCGCAGCGTTTACCGGTGGAAATGAGCGGAAAAGATCCGGCAGACACGGACGGAGATATAAATATATAGCATTTATGCGGTTTTGCGGTTCGTTTTCTTTTACTTTTACGAACTCCGGCACGTTTCCGGCGGTTCTGGTGTGGCAATCCGTGGACAGGTCCGGCAGCTTATACCCTGGGGCGGGGGTGTAGAGCGGAGCGGATCAGGGGCAACTCACCCCTCTGAGTTCCCGAAAAATTAAAAAGCCCAAAACCACCCCAATCGTAAAATGGCAAAGAACCCTATTACTGTAAACCACCCAATTTACAATGTAAGTATAAACACGGCATCCGAATAACAAAAGGAAAGTGAGGACTTTACAAAACCACAAAATCCAAAATCGGCGGATGCCTACCGGCATAGAAAGAGAGAAATATGGAACAGAACAAAGAAACAGCAACACAGAATAAGCAGAGAGAGGCGGAAGTATGCAGAGAGAAGAAACAGACCGCATGGGACAAATGGAAAGAGGACACACTGCGGAAGTTCAACCGGACTGCATGACAGAGGCATACACCGTAGGAATCTCTGAAACGCATATCAGAAACAATGCAACGGTATTCCGAGTATGGCAGATGATAGAGTGTGGAGAACTTACAAGAGAAGAGGGATTGTACCTCATGGTAAATACGCTTGCGGATGAAAACCATCGTCTGAATCAAATGTGTAATGACCTCATAATGAGGATGCCGTCACGTATGCACGTAGAAACGATAACAGGCGAAAAATAAAAATCGGCGGAGGCTTACGCCTCATAGGAGGTAAAACCGGATGAGCAATGAAAACAGCAATTCCAAAAATTCCCCGGAAAATAAAAAGAGGTCTTGGCACAAGGAACCGTGGCATAAAAGGTTATTCGACAAGATTTTGGTATCGTATTTTCTTCCGTGCAAGCATGAGTGGGAAGTGCTGGAAGTCCTCTGGACGGTACATGATTACGGCGGATTTAAGTGCGAGGTATGCAAATGTGGGTGTAAGAAATGCGGAGAAATAAGCATTGAGCAATTATTAGTATGAGGCGTAGGGCATGGATAGACCGGTAGAAATCACAAGAAGCTATGCAGAGTGCAAATTCTGTAACGATATTGCTGATATGTGCAATGAGATACCAGATTGTACTCACTGTGAGAATAGAAAAGGAACATGGATAGATACAATCACGAGCCTGCTTGGCACAAAAGCGGTTGTCGTTCTGGAAGATGGCAAAGTGGAGACATATCCACTGGATAGACTTAAAGTTATCACAAAGAGGGAGAGATAATGAAAATTATTGAAGAAATTGGCGAAGCTGCAATGTTGGAACAGCTTGCAGAGGAATGTACCGAACTTGCAAAGGCAGCACTCAAAATGGCAAGGATCATACGAAAAGAGAATCCGACACCTGTAACAGAGAAAGATGCTATTGCAAATATCAGAGAAGAGTACACGGATGTCGTACAGTGTGCCGGAGAACTTTCATTGACCGTAGATGAGGAACAGATGGCACGCAAACACGAACGGTGGGAAAAGAGAGTGAGGGATAGAACATGATACCATTCAGGCATTGCATAAGGGAACCGCACGGATCGGCAGTGAAATTTGAGATACTGGCAGCAGCACCGAATGAGTTTCAGGTACGTTACCCAGATTATGATTACATTAAAATGGGAGTCGGACCATCAGTGATGTATAACAGAGAACAATTACTGTGTTTCCTACTTGCGTATGATAAGGCAGAGTGCCTTGAATTTATGGAAAAACTGTATCATCACATGGGATGGTCTACTGAAAAGCTGCATGAGAATCCGGCGTTTGCCGAAGTGATAAAGGAGAAAGAGACATGATAGCACGTTTCTTACAGAATATTGTCGTAAATGACATTGAGAAGAATATGGAAATGAATATTGATAAGGGCGAAGAACTTTTTGCCATCGACAGAGGGACCCATTATGAGCTGAGAAAGGCTGACGGATGGGGAACTATGGCTCCGAAAGAGTGCGAGGGAGAATATTATGAGATCATCAAAGAATAAAAATCCGTGTTTTGATTGCCTTGCATCAGAAAAAGAAAATGAGGAAGTATGCAGGACCATACGGGCGATATTAAACAAGCACAATAGCGTACAAGTGGATCTGAACGATCCGGGCAGCATAGGAACATTAACCATAGGGGATTGCACATTTAACGTGTATCTTGGAGGTACAACACTGAATAGGCTGTCGCTTCTGCCGGACAAGGATGTATATAGGCGTGTATTCACACTGATAGAGGCGTAGGGGGTATGTATGGAAAATGAGACCAAACCACAGCTCTTTATCATGGATGAACGGCTCGGAGATCCCATACCGCTTGCGGAAATTAAGGAAATATCCGAGCCTACACTGGATGAAGAGTATGATATGCCGGATATTTCTCATCTGAAAGAGGGATTTGAAATACCTTTTGAAGTGAAAATGAAGAAATCTGCCATAAACAAACTGTTTCAACCGTGTTTTGGCAGAGAACCTTACAGGAATCTCGAAAAATGTGCCAAGTGCATACTGAAAAAGGACTGCGTTGTGGCGAAAATCGAGAACAATTTCAACATGAGATTAAGGGCATACCACCCTTGATAATAAATCACAAGGAGGACACCAATGGAAGAGAAAGAAAAGAAACCGTGGAGACCGCCAGAAGCGGCACATTTACCCGATCCGATAGCGTTTGCCATGCAGGGTTTTGAACGCTTTGGATTACCGAAAGAACGGCTGATACCACCATTACAAACATTTGACAGAGTGATGCAACACTCGGCATTTACCGAAAACCGATGGTGGGAAAATGCAAGACGGGTAACGGCAACAACATCGGCAGAACAGTGGCGGAGAGTGAGCATCGAAAGAGCACGCTGTCTCGGAGAACCATGGCCGGATTTTGATGATATACCGGCTGCGAGTATCACAGAGGATTTTTCACAGAAATGTCAAAATGCCACAATCGGATTGTTAAGAGATCAGGTTATAGCGTCATGCGCTATTCCGGGAGAAACATCGTTTAGAGACATTTTTAACCAGTTAGGTATTAAGGAGGACAATATGGATAGAAGTTTAGCGGACAAGAAATTTAAGAGAGTAACTATTGAGTGTGAGGACGGCACGACTTACGCTGGAAAGATCAATCATGTATGCGGCAGCCCGTATCGTTGTGACAAACTGTGTGTAGAAGCAATGGTTGAGGACAAGCCTATTGGAGCATACGGTATCGAGAAAGTCCTGTTCCAGAATCCGGCAACAATCGTATTTTGGTCTGACGGCACAAAGACGGTTGTAAACTGCATGGATAATGTGGAAATCAAGAAAAAGGTTGTTGATGGCAAGGAAATAACCATCCGTAAGCCTAAAAAGGCTGATACCTATTCCGAGGAAGCCGGTCTGGCTATGGCTATCGTGAAGAAATGGGCCGGCAACAACGGAAATTACAACAACATTTTCCGTGAGTTCATTCCTGAGATGGCACAGTCTGAGAAAGAGGCAAAGAAAGCTGCCAAGAAAGCTAAAAAGGCGCAGAAATCGGAGGAATAACCAATGACGCTGAGGGAATTTGCCAAGGGATATGACGGAAACATTATGCTGAAAGCATTTGAGAATGAGAAATCAACAGCTCCGGCAGCAATTATGATGACTCAGATTACGGATTCTATCAAGGATGAGGTTCTTGACAAAGAAGTATACAGCTACACAATGGTTTGCGCTTCACTGTTTGAACGGTATCTGAGAGTGAATTTTGAATCTGTGCCGGAGATCCCCAAACGAAACGGAGGAAACCACATGAGAACCTATTTTTTTGACACAGAGTTTACTGGTCTGCGTAAGGACACAACTCTTATCAGCATAGGAATTGTCTCAGACACAGGAGATAGGTTCTATGCAGAGTTGACGGACTATGATGAGGGTATGTGTGATGAATGGATTGAGAAGAATGTTCTCGATCATTTGGTTTTGAGTGGCAATGCGGAGTTAGAAGAAAGCCTGGCAGCCGACAATAAAACAACGACTGTAATCGGCAGTAAGGCAGATGTTTGTTGCGAACTTATGGAATGGCTTGAAATGGACGCTAATTTTGACAGTGATTATGCTGCGGTATTCGTTTCAGATGTCTCGCATTACGATATGGTGTTACTGATTGACTTATTGGCAGGAAACGCTATGAAGTTGCCTGAGTTTATTACACCGGCTTGTCACGACATCAATCAGGACATTGCAACGATGCTTGATATTTCAGAAAAGGCAGCTTTTGACATTTCGAGAGAGCAGTTACTTACGGACAGAGGAATTGCTTTGCCGAAAGGTCAGAAACACAATGCACTCTACGATGCGGAGGTTATCAAGGCAATCTATGATGATTTCTATGTGGGGGGGGTAATTAAGGAGGCCACGAATGGATAAGGGACAGATTTTATGCGATTACAGGACTGCGAAGAATCACAAAAAGCAGATCCCCATTCTGGCAGAACTTAATGCCTGCAGTAAAGAAGAAATCATTGATATTCTTACGGAGGGTGGCTACACACGGACATTCAATACCAACGGCGTTGATATATCCGTAAAACGGAAAGAGATTGAGAATAGATATGCCAATGGGGATGATGTAGCCACTCTTGCCATGGCGTATCACATCTCAAAGAAAGCAATCAGGACAATGCTCAATGTACCTGAGACGGAGGATGATAAACCTATGGAAAGTAAAGATACCCAAACGTGCAAAGAAACCATTAACAGACTGCATGAGGAATTGAATGAGGCAAACGATAAAATCCTCTCTCTGACAAAACAGTTGGACGGAGAGAGAAACGATAACACCGCCTTGAAAGAACAGATGGCGAGCATGGAGGCGGAGATAAAAGAACTGAAATCTCATGCGGCGGAAAGTGACAGTTTTTACAGCAGATACCAGGACCAGTGTATCAAAATCAATCAGCTCAATACAACCATTGATGTTCTGATTGACAAGATCAATCTTTTAAAGGCGGTGTACGCATGAAAGATAACGGAATTGAGGTAAGAGTAGCTGACTACTGTGCTTTCTGTGGAGACTTTGAGCCGGACGTTGAGAAAATAGATGCCTCTTGCGTAGCTGATAAAGTACCGAGAGTTCTGACAACGATCAGGTGCAAGGATGCCAAGAAATGTGCAGTTATCTATGAGAGGGCAAAGGAGGCATTGCGTGAAAAATCAGAGATGGTACAGAGTAACATTTGAGACTTTGGAAAGGAAACCCATCAGGAGAACCGTTGAGGTACTTAGCACGGACAGCGTTCATGCGTCTGCTCTGGTATATCAGCAGTTCGGTAGAAAGAAAATCAAGGTAAAATCTGCCAAGAAAGTAAAGGAGAGCGAATAATGGATAATTTGAACTTGAAACCGCAGTCCCCGGATGAAGTAAAAACCATGATGTGGACAGGGGGAAATCAGCGTGAAATGTTCGATCTGCTTACTTGTGGCAAGAAAATTGACGATTACATGACCGCTAGCGGAGAAAACTTTTTCATAGATCATAGCACCGTAAAAGGTGGACTGGTTCTGATTACCAACATAGGAAATCAATGCGGATGCAAAATACCGGTAAAGATAGGGGACTATGTGTGTGGCCGTAGATATGGAGACAAATGGTGTTTTTCAGTTGCGGACGGTGCGGCTTTTGAGAACAACACTTGTGGAACTCTTGAGAAAAGAGAAGAAAAAGGAAAACCGATAGATGTATTCAAAAATCAGGAACAGTTAGAAGAGTGTCTAAGAGAGTGGCAACACAGATTATTCCTTGATGGGTGGTTGATACTGGCACACGTTGAGGATAAGATTATGAACCCTGATGGAGAAGAGGTAATTGACGCTGCCGGATATAACACATTCGTTTTTGAATCCAGTCAAGCGAATATCCAGTTGCTCAGCGATGAATCTTACAAAGAGAACAATACATTGTTCAAACATTGTCAGGAAAAGGACCTTGTGCATGAACTTTTACATTGCAAGTACGATTGGATGGGATGCCAGGGTGGAACCTATGAGGGCGTGTATCTGGATGCGACCGAACACCAGAAGCTAGAGGAAATGGCAAAGAGTCTTATCATGGCAAAATATGGTGTCGGTTATGATTACTTCATGTGAGGTGCAATATGACAACGGTGGTGGTCTATAAGACCGATACAAAAGAAGTTCTGGCAGCTATTCCGATGGACGGCGGAGATGCCGTCTGCCGGAATGATGTGGAATTTCAGATTTACAACGGAACAGAGCCAATATTCACGGAAACTCCCGGAGGAATCGTATTGGCAGAAAACAAATTTATGATAAAGATGGAGGGCAACAACAATGAAAAATAAAGGAACATGGATTATTGTCGGCATTGTAGCCGCATTTGTATTACTGATAGCAGGAATTTTTGTAAGTACCAACAACAGAGCGGTTTCGTTGGAGGAACAGGTCTTTACGGCTGACTCTGATATTCAGGCACAGGAGAAACGCAGAACGGATCTTATCTACAATCTGGCAGATTGCGTCAAGGAGTACGATAAGCATGAGGCGGAGACTCTTCTTAATGTCGTAGAAGCAAGAGGAAACAATGGCAGCACCACAGATATTGAGAATGTGACAACTTCCATAGCTGCGGTTGCCGAAGCATACCCGGAATTAAAATCCAACGAGAATTACAAGGAACTGATGAATGAACTTTCAACCACAGAGAATATGATCCTGCAGTACCGCACTGCCTACAATAATGAGGTAAGGGCGTATAAGAAATATGTGCGTAAATTCCCACATAAGCAGATCTTGGGAGTTATGGGATATGAGGTTATCAATTATGACTATCTGGAATACAGCAAAGAGGACAGACAGCCGGTAAGCAATCTGTTTGGAGAATAAGCCTATGAGGAAATGGAGTAAGATAATCTACTCCGGCAACGGTTGGGATATGACGGTGCGTGAACTGATGTTTAGCATCGTCATTATCCTTATCATGCTTATGGGTGGATTTTTCATTAGTGAAAAGATAGCTTCACACAATGACGAACAGAATCAGGAATACTATCAAGCCATGCAGATTGATGGAAATGCAGAACTGTTTCAGTACGGTATGCGAACTGATGTAGGAAATGCGTTTGTGAAAGGAAATCTGGTGGCAGTAGATCCTGTTACAGATCCGGGAATAGGTGGAGTACCAGCTGCCTACATAAAGGTTGAGGAACAACACTACAACCGACATACGAGACAGGTGGCACATACACGGACGGTAAATGGGAAAACGCAGACTTATTACACTACGGAGGTATATTATTCGTGGGATTACTACGATAGTTGGGAAAGCCATAGTCAAACGGTGTCATTCCTTGGCGCGGAGTTTCCGTATGGAAAAATCCAGATGCCGGGGTCTTACCTGTATGACACAATTAAGCAATCGTCCCATGTGAGGTATTTGTACTATGTTATCAACACGGAATACAGCGGAGTTATCTATGCCAATCTCAAAGATAATACCATAGAGGACGGAACACCGTTCATTCAGGCAGATACGATAGATGAAGCGGTGGACTATATGGTTTCAAACGGAACTGCCGGGCTGGTAATTTTCTGGGTTGTATGGGTAATTCTGATCGGAGCAGCCGTGTTCGGGTTCTGCTATTTTGATAATAAGTGGTTGGAGGATTAGAGATGTATATTGTAGATCAGGACCGTAGCAACGTAGTTAATATCGGCAATATCAAAAGCATTGCACTCAACGGAAAAAGAATTACCGCCGATGATTACACACTTGCGGCTTACGATACAGAACAGAGAGGGAAAGAAGTATTTGAACAGTTACTTGGGAATGCTTTTCCTCCTGATATGATAGTAGCCAAGAATTGCAACATATCCGAGGATGCCGTAAAGGACCTAGCAATGGATCATAGCATTATTATGGTTAGTGGCAACGGACAGGCGGATGTTACAGCGTATAGCTGCGGAGTTTATTATATGCCGGAGGAATAAAAGAATGGTAGATGTTATTTTAGCAATTATTTGGATTGCGATATTGGTACTTTACATTGTTGTGGGTTGGAAAGATGCAAAGTCCAACAATGAAGTAAAGAAAGAAATTACACAGATGAATGAGCTGCTGTTGGAACAGAACTCTCAGCTCAAAGAACAGAATAAGCATCTTAATATGGTTATTCTGAGTGTTTGCAGTAAGAGTGTACGAGATAGAAAAGACCAGGAGGAAAAACGTGAAAAAGAAACGGAAAGAGACACGCCTGAAAAGGAAACGCCTGAAAGCAGCGTATAACACAATCTTAGAAGAAAACCGCCGATTAAAAGGTTGGCAATCGGTGTATGGCAGAAAAGAGATTAGAACATTTGGAGAACGCAAAATACTCACAATATTTGAAGCAGGAAGTGACAATATGGGAGAAATCATAAAAGACAGAATGGCAGTTGGAATTGGCAGAGCACTTAAAGAAAATGGCGCAATTCAGTTTGAAACATACGATGATCCTATGAAATGTGGAATTATTGTGGATGCGAAAGTTAAAATCGTTATGCCGTAGGTATATTACAGAGCCGTGTAGAGCCGTGAGAAAGGATGAATTTTCATGGCTCAACACGAACTATCGAATAAAGAGATTATCGTAAGGCTTCTGAAAAGCGATCTGAGTGACTATGACAATCTTCTGTCCTTACTCGGAATGGCAAATGAGGTTATCCGGGAAGATAAAGAACTTTCACGGAAATTGGCGAATAAGGTCAGATTCCTTGCACTGAGACTATGTGCGACAGGAGATATTAAATATTACGATTTGTACAATAAGGCTCTTTTGTTCTTGGCGCAGGAACATAAGGATTTTGACTCTTATCTGCTTTATGTGGAAAAGAACAGAGATCCAGAGGACAGATACTATCAGCCACGAAGAAATAAGATTTATTGGCTTGTACAGAAGATGCAGAGGCTTATTGATGATGAGTTGGATATTCTATCAATATCAATGCCTCCTGGCACCGGCAAGACCACACTGGGAGAGTTTTTCATATCGTTTGTAATGGGGCATTACCCCAACACACCAAACCTTATGTCCTCCCATTCTGGATTTATGACGAGAATGTTCTATGATGCCGTTCTCAACATAATTACCAGCAATGAATATTGTTGGAGCGATGTGTTCCCGGACATTGTATTTGAGGGAAATAACGCAAAAGAAGAGACAATAAACCTTGGAAGATGGCAACCGTTTAAGACACTGACCTGCAGACCAATCAGAGGTTCCCTTACCGGTGTTACCCGTTGTGAGGGATTTCTGTATGTGGATGATTTGGTTTCCGGTATCGAAGAGGCTCTGTCTATTGATCGTCTGGATAAGTTGTACGGAGAGTACACCACAGACCTTAAATCTCGTAAAAAGAAGAAAGCAAAAGAGATCCACATTGCAACACGATGGAGTGTGCATGATGTTATTGGCCGGCTTGAAAGAATGTATGAGGGCAATCCGAGGGCAGAGTTCATTGCTGTTCCAGACATTGATCCTCAGACCGGAAAAAGCAACTTTGATTACGATTATGATGTTGGATTCGATGAGAAATACTTCCACGATATGGAAATGTCGATGGATGATGTCTCATATCGCTGCCTGTATAAGAGCGATCCGATTGAGAGAGAGGGTATTCTGTATCATCCAACAGAATTACAGAGATATATCGGAGGACTGCCGGACAGAGAACCGGATTCTATATTGGCAATCTGCGATACCAAGGACACCGGTACAGACTACAACTTCCTCGGAGTTTTCTATCAGTACGGAGACAGATACTATCTGGAAGATCTGGTATTCAAAAACATCGACCCTGGAACCTTGGACGAACTCAACTCAGATATGCTTGTTAAGCATCATGTACAGCAGGCACAGTTCGAGAGCAACAAAGAGGGTAGCAGAACCGCAAATGAAGTTGAGAGACTTGTCAAAGCAAAAGGCGGCAGATGCCATATTACGAAGAAATACACTACTCAGAACAAAGAGACCAAGATCATCGTCAATTCTTCATGGGTTAAGGAACACGTCATATTCAAGGATATTACAGAATATGAGCCTAAGAGTGATTACGGTGTGATGATGTCATTCCTTTGCAGTTATACACAGCTCGGAAAGAATAAACATGATGATGCGCCGGACACTCTGGCAATGTTCGCCCAGTTTGTAGATGCTCTTCTTGGCGGAGAGGGACAGGTAGTAAAGAGAAGCGACTTAGGAATATAGAAAGGGATAGCATGGGACAATATAGTTTCGCCACCAACTTAAAAAAAGAAAGAACGAATAGGGGAATTACACAACACGAACTTGCAACGGGCGTTCATGTGGCGCAGAATACCGTGAGCGATTGGGAACAACGCAAAAGTTATCCGTCAATCGACAAGATATACGATATAGCAAATTTTCTCAAAATCCCTGTAAGCAAGTTGATTTCTGATGTTCAGAAAAATGGTTGTAAAGCCGACTGCACACAGAAAAACAAATTTTTTTGAAAATTTTGTTTATTCCACTTGACAAAGAATGTTTAGTACGCTATACTACGACCATACCAAGTGACACGGACATAAGTTAAGCGGAGTGAACACAAGGTATTTGGCATTAAAGTTTCTCCTAACCATTACGGCACAGCAACAGTGCCGTAATATGGGAAGTAAGCTAACTCGGTAGAAGCGATGGACTGAAAATCCATAGGAGTTGGTTCGACACCAACACTTCCCACTTAGGAATTGTTGTTCCCCGACAGCAATCCCACATCGGAGGGTTCACACTTATGATGGACCTCCGAAACCTCACATGGAATCTCCCAAAGTGTGAGGTATGGACCATTAGCTCAGTTGGTTAGAGCATCCGGCTCATAACCGGACGGTCTGGGGTTCGAGTCCCTGATGGTCCACGCATGGCAATCCGGCACGAAACTATAAATATAGCCATGGCAGTGAAGCTACGCCAAGATACACCGGAGGAAGTAAGGCGGCTGAGTGCGGCGGTGTAGTGCAGAAACGGTATGACTACCGCATGACCGTGACGGCTACCAGAGGTAGCAGACAAGAGAGGATGCAAAAAGATGTATATTCCTGAATTTTGGTGCGGTGTTGCCGCAACGATAATCACAGAAGTAATAATTGCAATCGCATATTCCATATATGCAGACCACAAGAAAGGAGGCAAGAAGTAATGAACAAAGCTGAATTAGTACAGGCAATGGCTGACGATGCCGGACTTTCCAAAAGTGATGCTGAAAAAGCACTCAACGCATTTGTTGAGATCGTAGGCGGAGAACTTGGAAAAGGCGGAAAAGTGCAGTTGGTCGGTTTTGGAACATTTGAAGTGACTGAGCGTGCTGCCAGAGTTGGTAAGAACCCTCAGAACGGAAAAGAGATTTCCATTCCGGCTTGCAAAGCACCTAAGTTCAAAGCCGGTAAAGCACTGAAAGATGAAGTAAATCGCTAAATGATCGGAGCGAACTTGGTGTAGTGTGGTGGTTCGATTCCACCTGTGGGTGTAGCTCTAGCGATTAAGATTCCCACCGCTTCTTTCCTAATGTTCTTGGCGATACAAAGAAAATTCCGGGCGAACGGCAACGATTGGTGGTGTTGCGGCGGACTGTAAATCCGTTCCCTCGTGGTAAACATTGGAGGTTCAATTCCTCTTTCGCCCATTTAGGTAGATTGCAGCCTATTCACAGAGAATTTACCGGACGCGAACGGCTTCTCTGCGGAGAATTGCAAGAACCTGGTTACGATTTTTTGTGGTTAAAGGGTACCTTGCTTCCAGTCAAAAAGTAAAAACCACACCTGTTCGATTAGTCAAGCGGTCAAGATACCACCTTTTCACGGTGGGGACGGGAGTTCGATTCTCCCATCGAACATTTCAACTGAGAATAACGCTGACTGTTTACAGTTGGTTTAGTGTTCCGGCTGAAAAGTATTGGCGAAAGCCGTGGTAAGCAATCATTAAATAGGGAGATTGCAATGCTCACTGAGAGGCTTATGTGAGTAGTCAGGGAAAGCCGACAGGACTTAAAATTGGAGAGCTTGCGTAAGTCACGCTAAAGACCACTGTTGCAACGGTGCCTACGATAGCATAACTGGAAATGCCACGGACACCATGCCGGGGAAAGTGGGGTTCAACTCCCCACCGTAGGACGAGCGGATTTCTTAACTGATTTTCTTAGTCCGGCTTTAACAGGAAAGAAAATTGGCGGTGGCGAGGTTCCGGTGATCACCAAGTGCTTTTTACATTACCAAGAGTTTTCAAGAAAAACTCCGGTGCGGAAAATTTACTGCTTAGAGTGCATGAGCGTTACAGCGATTTAAGCGGCGCAGAGGTTTTAGTAGAGGCTGAGAACTGCGACAACAACGTACATCAGAGGTAAGGCGATAAAGAGCTGGACTCGTCAGAGGTTCTTTGAGTATGTAGTCGGTGGATTATGAGAACCATGTGGAGGGGTGTAAGGTCCGAGAACCACATTAAAAAATGAAATACCTTTGTTGGCAACTATCTTACACGTTGCATCGGTTCGGTAGTGGCAACCATCCAAGCTGCCGCCGGACTGCATTGGGGTATAGCTCAGATGGATAGAGCACAACACTACGGATGTTGGTTAGCGCAGGTTCGAGTCCTGTTACTCCAATAATGGCTTGTAGCTCAGTGGTAGAGCGTCTGACTGTTAATCAGAATGTCGTGGGTTCGATCCCCACCTTGCCAGTTGGAGACACTTGACTTACTCTTTCAAAGCACTCCATAAAAAGGTTACGAAAGGGCGTTTACGACCGGCGGATAGAGGAGCTCCGACTTGTACGTTACCAAGGGAAAACTACTCTGCCGTGTGTCCGGTTGGTCGAGGGTGCAGTCTTGAAAACTGTCTGGATGTAAAAGTCTCTGGGGTTCAAATCCCTAACACGGCGTATGGTGCATTGCCGTAATGGTAGCGGAGCGTCTTGCTAAGTCGTCCTGCAGAAATGCAGTACAGGTTCGATTCCTGTATGCACCGCTATGAAACCGTATTCCACCGGTGGAGGAGGTTTCAGAATTGGATAGTAGGCAGTAAAGGGTAACTGCAATATTAGTACGGTTGAGGAAAAGGTGCGTCCCGATGTGGCAACAGCGCAAAGTGCAGTGATTGGAATAAGCAGGAATGGCAGCCACCCACCTTTGATACGATAGGTTCAAAAATCCGTACGCACCAAACACATGAGGTAATCTGCGACTATCGTAATATTCCAGTGTAAGGTCCGATTCCTTACCTATCCAATCCCGGTCCGGAACGGGACAATAAGCCGAAAGGCGCAGACAGAGAGGAAGAAAGGTATGATATTACAAACAATCAAAAAGGGTGTCAGAAATGATACCTTTGAGGAGTCCCAGGTTATTCAGTGTTTTGACGTTATTATCGAAAAGGATATGCTTCAAATATCCAACGCTGAATCCTCAGACGAAGAATTGAAAATCAGACAGAAGAATTTCAACAAGGCAAAGGAACTTATTGGTGCTACTGGATTGTGCAGAGATAACATTATTTGGTATCTTGGCGATCCACCATTAGAGAAGAATGTTTCACTCACGGTGGTTACTTTAGATACAGTTACTTATGTGTATAGCCGCATTGGTATTCCTGATACTATGGTATTCATTCTGAATAATTCTGGAAAGACAATATCCAGAGTGTTATAAAAAGCCGTCCTGACTTCGGACGATAAACCAGTTGGGTTAGAGAGATTCCCCGAAAGATATTTCCTATCGACATTGCCATTGGTCTCGGCAGAACCGCCAATACGGGGCATTAAGCGGGTGTACGGAAATGTTTAATCAAGTCCGCCGGTCACATACTGTCGTAGTTAGCACCGGTTAAGTGAGGAACGCAAGGAACGACATAGCAGAACTTACAAAGCAGCCTAGGGGCGAGGTTGCATTATGGCGGAGTGGAGCAGTGGTAGCTTGCCGGGTTCATGCCCCGGAGGTCACAGGTTCAAATCCTGTCTCCGCAATCTTGCGTGGTAGTTCAATGGATAGAACATTAAAGCGGTGTCATGCTCCAAGTGGCACGGACAGCAACTATTCTTTTTTCACTGGAAATGAAGAGATGAGGGTTCGATTCCCTCCCACGCAACTCATACGGTGTCTCAAAGCAAAAGTAACCAGAGACTTAATGATTCGCGGCTAGGTGTGAAAGCCGAGGACACGGAATGTTAATTTGCCCTAAGCGAAGAGATTGTGAGATGAAACACACAAATAATCAGAACGCCGTATAAAACAGAATATGGAGAGGTGGCGGAACTGGTAGACGCAATTTACATTGTGAAAACGTATCATTTCTGTGATACAAACAGCAAACAACACACTAGGGAATAAATGTAGTGTAGGTTCAAATCCTACCCTCTCCAATCAAGGCGATGGCGCAAATGTCCTTATAAATCAAGAAGATGCGCCAATTACATGAGTGAGGTAGCTCAGTTGGTAGAGCACGAAAGAAAAATGGATCATGTTTGTGATCCGAACAGCAATCTTTCATTCCATGCTAAGGACGTTGTCGGCGGTTCGAGTCCGTCCCTCACTCTATATGGCGATGTGGTGCAAAGGGAGCACAGCAGCTCTGTTAAGAAGAATGTCATGTTAGTGGCATAATCAGCAAACTCCTTTCAATAACAATCCCAAGCTGCGGATAGGGGTTCGATTCCTCTCATCGTCTCTGCCCCGATTGCCGGTTATGGTAAACCGGATGGAACATGGTTGACAGGAGTGTTCCTTACAGCAATCGAGCATACGGGTTCAAGTCCTGTCGGGGCAATTAAGTGACGCTTACAGCAATCTTTCAAAACAGAAAATTCCATTGACAATATTTTCCCGTTTGAAGCAACGTCATGTAAAAAGAAAGAGGTTGCCTATGAACCGAAAAGAAGATTATAGGGATATGGAAAAGTATCATAAGGCGTGTCAGAGGCAGCATAGGCGATATTACAGCAAAACGTCATTTCTATATCCGTCTCATCCGTGGACTGCGGAGGAAGATGCACTGGTAATCAAACATGAGATTACCGATTCTAAACTGTCTGAGAAGATTGGTCGTTCTGTCGGAGCGATACATAACAGGCGGTATGAACTTAAAAAGTTAGCCAGATAGGCATAAAACTTTACATGGGACACTTACAGCAACCCTTTTGGATATGACTGTTAATCATAAACCCCAATAGTGTCCTGACAATGAAACGGTAAACAATTTTATAGGGACTCCTACAGCAATCACAATGGTTAAAGCAAATGTCTAAAAAACAATGTGAAACGGTTCAATTCCGTAAATGAGAGTCCTGGAAAGGTAGGAAAACATGAGCTTTGCAGATGCAATGAGAGAAGAGGGTAGATTTACCCGGACTGAAAACGGTGCAGTGGCACTGAATACTTCTGGCGATGCCAGATTGGATCTGTTTGGTACAATCGGATCGCTGAGAGAGGCTGATGAGAACAGAATTACCACTCTGTTTGCGGAGGCATACGCACAGGACAAACTCTTTGCTACAAAGATTGCGTTCTATGCAAGAGACATTCGTGGCGGTCTTGGAGAGAGAAAGACTTTCAGAACCATTATCCGTTATATGGCAGAGAAACACCCAGAAGCACTCAGACCGAACCTTGATTTGGTTGGCGTGTTCGGGAGATATGATGATCTGTATGAGCTTATCGGTACTCCATTGGAGGACGATATGTGGGTGGCAATGAAGAAACAGTTTGAGGAAGATTTACAGAACCTCAATGCCGGAAATGCAATTTCTTTACTTGCAAAATGGATTAAGACCGCAGATGCAAGCAGCTCTGCCACAAGAAAACTCGGAATCCTTACGGCGCAGAAATTAGGCTATCCGGTCTACAATTTCAAGAGAATCGTCCGTAGTATGAGAAAACAGATCGGTGTCGTTGAAAGTCTTATGTCAGCCGGAAGATGGGATGAAATCAAATACCCGGAAGTTCCGAGCCGTGCAATGATGATTTACCGCAAGGCATTTATGAAACATGATGCTGAGAGATTTGGAGAGTTTATCAGCAAAGCAGAAAAGGGAGAGGTAAAGATCAATGCCTCAACACTATTCCCTTACGATATTGTTGAGAAGATCCTTTACGGCAGAGAGAGCAACAAGGTACTTGAAGCCCAGTGGAAAGCCTTGCCGGATTATGTGGAGAAAGGAACAAACGCTTTAGTTATGGCGGATGTGTCCGGCTCCATGAGAGGCAGACCTATGGCAACATCAATCGGTCTTGCAATCTATTTTGCAGAGAGAAATGTGGGTGCATACCACAATCTGTTTATGACATTCTCTGACAGACCGGAGACGGTTATTCTGAGGGGAGAAACCCTTGAACAGAAGATTTGCAACGTGAGCAGAGCAAATTGGGATGGCAACACAGACCTTAAAGCTGCTTTTGAGAGGGTTCTTGAAATTGCGAAAAAGCATAATACTCCGCAGGAGGAAATGCCGAAAGCAATCGTTGTTATCTCTGATATGGAAATTGACTATTGCGGAAACCGTGAGTGGTCTTTCTATGACAAGATGGCAAATAAGTTCCGCAAGGCCGGTTATGTAATCCCTAACATTATCTTCTGGAATGTGAACAGCAGACACGATGTATTCCATGCAGATCACAACCGTAAAGGCGTGCAGCTTGCAAGCGGACAGTCCGTGACGGTATTCAAACAGATCCTGCAGAACCTTGGCTACAATCCGGTTGAGGCTATGGAGAATACAATCAATTCTGAGAGATATGATTGTATCACAGTCGAATAGAGTAAATACTGACCGGGGCAAATAGCTCCGGTCAAATAAAATATAAAAGGAGATAACCACCAATGAAAACACCCTACAATGAAATTGTGAACATCGCAAGTATTGGTTCACAGACAAATCCGATTTCTCTAAATGAGATTTTGAGAAAGGCAAACGATGAGCAGCTTACACCGGCAGCACAAAACAAAGAGAGAGTATTGTTTCTCGGAATTGATGTGCAGCAGGACTTCATGGATAATGGAGCACTCGGAGTTCCCGGAGCACACGGCGATGTGGAGAGAATGACACAGTTTATCTATAACAACATGGATAAAATTACAAACATTGCGGTATCTATTGATACCCACACACCACATCAGATTTTCCATCCGTGCTGGTGGATTGATGAAAATGGCAACAATCCGGCTCCTTACACACCGATTACGCTGGCAGACCTTGATTCTGGAAAGTACAGAGCTGTTATCTACCCTCGCCAGAGCCGTGACTATGTAGAACATCTGGAAAAAGACGGAAAGAAAACCTTATGCGTATGGTCTTACCACTGTTTACAGGGTACATCTGGTGCGGCATTTGAAAATCAGTTTGCCAACATGATTTATTTTCACTCTGTTGCAAAGAAAGCCGTTACGCAGCGTCTTGTAAAAGGACAGGATCCACTCAGCGAAATGTACGGAATTATCAAACCTGAGTATGATACAAAGAACTACATCAATATCGACTTCCTGAACAAACTGGAAAATTACGACAAGATCATTATTGCAGGAGAGGCAAAGAGCCATTGCGTATTGGAAAGCATTAAACAGATTCTCGAACATTACGCTAATCACCCAGAGATCACTCAGAAAATCTATATCCTGGAAGATTGTATGTCCTCCATTCCTGGGTTTGAGGATGTTACTGAACAGACCTTTGATGATTTTAAGAAAACGTACCATGTAAACATCGTGAAAAGCACAGATGATATTTTGTAGGAGGTAGCCGGTATGAATGAAACAGAACAGGTAATTGACGGATTAGATGAGGTTGAGATCGCAAATACCTCCATTGATGAAATCGACAGTGAGAACATCAATTTAATTTTTGTCGGAATCGACAAGTCTGGTTCTATGGGAATGTATGAAAGAGATATGGTAAAAGCTCTTTCGGATTTCAAAGATGCACTTATCAATTCCAAGGAATGTGATGAGATTCTGGTTGCAAGAGCAGACTTCTCCGACAGTGCAACCGTAGGAGGCTATAAGCGCATTACAGAGTTTGACACTTCGTATAGCACCGATGGATGCACAGCTATGTACGATACGATCATTGATGGAACTGAGAAGTTGAAAGAATACAGAGACTTCCTCAAAAATGAGGGAATGAGAGTAAAGGCCGTGTTTGCAATTTTCGGAGATGGGATGGATAACTCTTCTCAGCCGGGAGGGTTTGCAAAGGCAAAGAAAGCGGTAGAGTATCTGAACGTGGAAGAAATCGTTACTGCGTTTATCAGTTTCGGAGGACAGGCAACACAGGAGGCGAAAGACCTTGGATTCAAGAATATCCTCGATGTAAGCAGTTCTGCATCAGAACTCAGAAGAGCTTTCAACTGCTTATCAAAATCAGTGATTGAAAACTCCAAGAGTGCCGTATCGAAACAGGATGATTTTTTTGACGTATAAAAAATGAGAGTAGAACGGCGATCCTAAAAGGGGTTGCCGTTCTTTTTTGTGGGAGGAAATACAATGGTTATAAATAAAATCGGTCAGCAACATATCGACTACGGTACGAATTGCCAGGACTACGGAATTGAATTTGATGGGATGAAAGTTGTTTGCGATGGCTGTTCGGAGGGGAAACATTCGGAAGTTGGAGCAAAAGCGTTTTGCCATCTTTTGAAAAATGACAGCAGAATTATACATGAATGTAGTGTATATACTGCCGCAGCCGCTTTTGGAGAGATACTTGGTCTATTCGGGCAGACTTCCGGCTCAATCAGAGATTTCCTTTGTTTTACGATCCTTATGGTTACTGAAAATGAGACACATTTCATGGTAGATTACTGCGGAGATGGTTTTATCGTGAAAGAACGTCTGGACGGAACGATTGAGTTTGAAGAACTATCTGACGGAGAATACCCGAAATACTTTGCCTATAATTATGTGGATAAGTATATGCTCAAACAGTACAAAGATGGTGTCATTTTTTCCACAAAGGCTTTTCCAAAAGACGAATACAGGAATATTGGTGTAGCGTCTGACGGAATACGATTCGCCATGAAAGATGCACAATTTAAGAAAGAATTTACGGAAGCCCTGCAGAGCGGTAAGGAAGTAAGGGTAAAGAGGTTTATAAACAAACATCAGAGAGTATTCCAGGATGATACAACAATCGTATTGTAGGAGGGCATTATGAAAATGGCACTAACGAGGATAGGAAAAGAAAAGATAAGACAGCTTACCCCCATAACGGAGGGAGGCGAGGGATATATCTATGAGTTTGGCAACGATATTCTGAAAATTTACAAACCCTGTGTTGATATTGCAGCCAAGGAAAAGAAAGTTGCCATGCTCATTGACAAACCACTGCCAAAGGAGGCTATTAAACCGATTACGGCAGTGTATGACAATAACAATAAGTTTATTGGTTACATTATGCCAAAAGCCGTAGGAGAGGAAGTAAGAGTTCTCACAAGTAAAAAATATCTGAAAGCGAATGGGATAACCACGAAAGATATTTTGGAAATACTCGTAAAGATAAAGGACACCGTGAGAGATATACATTCCGCCGGAGTGTGTATTGGGGATCTGAACGATCAGAACATCCTCTTTGACAAAACTGGAAATGTGTACTTTATAGATTGCGATAGTTGGAGCGTGGAAGATGAAAAATGTGAAGTTTGCATGGACTTATTCAAAGATCCATTGATGAAAGGAAATGATTTTTCAGAGGAAACAGACACATACGCAGAGGCAATTTTGATTTGGAAAACCCTTACAAGGATTCATCCGCATGGTGGGACTATGACACCAGATATGGATATTGTAGAACGTATGAAACGAGGAATATGCGTAATAGACAATCCAAAAGTAAAAATACCAAGAACGATTAAACCGTGGAAAAACTTATCTCCTTATCTGGTTGATTCTCTGAAAAAGATTTTTGAGAATAAGAGCCGATCTATGGGGGATGAATTAAAACACATGGCAAAACACCTTAAATTCTGCGATGTACACCAGGAGTTTTATTATGGCAAATATGCTCGTTGTCCGCTATGTGATAATAATGCAAATGTTCTTACTAAGCCGGTATCACAAGGGGTAACAGGAGGGCTTACACTTATTACGATGCTCAAAGGAAACGATGTAAAAATTGTTCTAAATGAGCAGTGCTATATCAATAATGCCGGAGAAGTAGTGGAAGTTAAGAATGGGAATAAATTCACATACGAAAGCGGAATTAAATACCATTTCGCAGAGGTTGGAGCAGAGAATATTGTAATAAAAGCGGATGATAGAGCGTTCTGGTTTACCACGGATAGAGAATATGTGTTTGAGAAGAAACACAAGAGTCCGATTTATGCGGCAGGAGATTCAGTATATTTCATAAGTCCCGCCAATACATTAACCTCTATCCAGATCACAAAATCAGGCAACGGAATACGGACGATTACAAAATGTGGATATGAGAGTTACTTTGCGGTATCTGAGGGACATTCGTGCGTTGTGAGTAGATTTGCAGAAAACCTCATTGTGAATCTGGATGGAAAAAACATTGAGATACCATATACTGATACCGTGAATAATTATGGAATACACAGAGATAAAATAACCGGAGGATGGCTTATCGTGTTGGAAAACGGAGCCGGACAGTTCTTTACCTTTGTGTGCAATGAACACGGAGTAGCGTATAGCGAGGATCGCATTAAATATCAATGCGGGCTTGGCAATGTATGTTTTTATAACTCCAATATCTCAATACCGATTGATGGAAATATCAGAATATATTCGTACCAGAAACAGGCATTTAAAGATTTTGAGTGCGAAGCCGTATCGCCGGATAGCTGTTTAATCAAAGATTCCACAGCATTTACGATCGTCAATGATGAAAATATTTATAGACTTGTGAGAACTGCACGATGAAAGGAGAAAATGGTATGACAGAAGCACAGAAAAAAGCAGTTGAGGTACAGAAAGAAATCGAAGAGGCTTGCATCCGGCATGGACTTAATCTTACTATCTTTGAAAATGGAATTGGATTTGTCGATCCTAAAGAGAATAAGATTGTCATGGTATGGAGACCTCAGTATAAACCAGAAACGCCATCGTTACATCCTATGGAGGAAAACACATCAGCAGATTTCAAACCAGCCACACAGAAACCGTCCGGCGGAAATATGTCCGCTTTCATATTTGGCGGTTCAAAGGGAAGTGGCAGATTTATGGGAAACAAAAGGAAACATACAGTCAGAGGAATGAAACGGAGGTAGGTTGATATGCCAAGTTTTAAATTAAAACCGGAGCACATAAAGATTATGACAGACCTTAATTTTAGAATCTCCATTTTAATAGATTCTAAGGATAGGTATAGACCGGCAATAGATGTTAAAAGACCATTCGGGAACAGCGGCCCCACAACGAATGTGTGTGAAATCATGGGATGGCACTGCGATGAAGAAAGTGGAGAATACGCTGCTGAGGATATTGAAAAAGCCGAAATGCTCATTATCGAGCTTCCGGTTGCTTTGCAGATCGTGATGCAAAACCACACATTTGAACCCGGAGAGTATGAAGTAGGGGAATATTCCTCGGCATACTTCAATTATGTTCACATTCGCAATTATCACGCATTAAAATCTCCTATCGCAGAAATAGAGGAAAAATATAAAGACTGCGATCAAATGGAAAGGTTACATGAAGTTTGTATGAATGTATCTGGCGATAACCCGTGGAAAGTGATTGACGATCTGAAATGGTTTGCCCAGACCGACTTTCTGGCAGATGCAATAGTGGTATTTGAAAAGCATCGAGACGAACAAATCCTTGATGAATGGCTGAAAACACATGACGGAGAGGATTATTGCAAATATTGTCCTGAAAACGCTGAATGTCCTCACGGAATGGCTTGTTATGGTGGAGAACCTATCGAGCCGTCTTGCTACGGAGCAGATATGAAAGAATTTCTTTACACGGACTCTATTATTGAGGATGCACTGGAGGAAAGATATGGCGAAGAATAACAAACTGATAAATTCCCTGAATGAAATCGCCAGAAGAAACCGCTCACAGAACGTTGCTACTGCGGCAGACCAGATGGTTCCACAGATATATGCTGCGATTGCCATAGCACTTCACAGAACCTATGGATTCGGATATAAGCGTATCAATGATGTGTTCGTAGAATCACAGCACATTTGGGAAAGCTATGCTGGGGACGGAGCCGGTATGGTAAAGAAGTGTGAGGAAGAAACCGGAGTGACGGTATGTAGCCCGGAAGAGGCACAGAGATAGATGGAGATGCAGAATGGAATGTAACGGAAATTGCGGATCATGTGCTTGGCATGATAATTTTAATGGGACAACGGATTGGATATGTGCCAATGAGGAAAGTGATTGCTATGGAGCGGTCACATCCTGGGACGATTACTGCATTGACTACGAACCAAAAGACATATAATAACGAACTCAATTACATCATAAAATTTTAATTTTATCATTTAACAAGGAATGACTGCATTAAAATATCGGTTTCACCGATATTCTAATGCGTGGTTGTTCCTTTTTTGTTAAAATGATGGTGTCTTGGTATAGACGTTGGTGGATTATCCCTTTCTTGATATGGAGTAGTGAACGCTACTCCATATTGGTAAGCCCGGATAGCTCAACTGGCAGAGCATTTGATTTGTAATCAAAAGGTTGTGGGTTCGATTCCCACTCTCGGCTCTTGCCTCTTTCGAGAGGCCATGGGTTCCTCCATTATTGTAGGATAGGGCGGTGGCGAGCCGCCCAGTAATGTGTGGTGGCGCAGTTCGGTAGCGCATCTGACTTTTAATCAGACGGTCGTGGGTTCAAATCCCATCCACGCAACTATCCACATACAGAAAGGAGCAGCTATATTGGAAACGGAAAACGTATACTGCCCTGTATGTAAGGCGCGGGCAAACCGTGAAAAACTTCTTTTCAAGAAAGCACCCGGAGCATCCGGCACGATTTTTATAAACTGCCGTGGATGTAAGGAAGTAATAAAAATAGAATTAAGCAAAGAGCCTTTGAGCCGGTTAAGTCATAAGTAGACTTGATCGGTTCTTTTGTTTTATTCGGAAAGGGGAAACTTCATGTACGCAAGCAACCGTCCGACTCTCGGTAGGCGAATGTTAATGACTGATGAGAGGGAGATAACGAAAGACAATATCATACAGGTTGTGTCAAAAGCATTTATGGAACATCAGGAAAATGTTGCCGAGGAAGTATACCTTTTTGAGTATGAGAGAGGAAATCAGCCAATTCTCAACCGTGAAAAGAAAATCAGATCGGACCTTAATGCCACAGTCGTAGAAAACAATGCTTCAAAGATTGTGGACGTGCATCTGGGATATTGTTTTTCCAACCCGATTACTTTCGTACAGAGAGCAAAGATAGAGCCTACAAAGAAACAGAAGAGAGCCTTATTCGGCTTCTTAAAGAAAAAGGACGAGGATAACGGAGAGAACATTGACGATTTGAAAATCGCCATGCTCAACAAAATGATGCAGGAGCAGAGCAAATCGGCAAAGGACATTGCCCTTGGAAGAAATCTGTTTATCTGTGGAGTCGGTTACCAGATGATGTTGCCGAACAGAAATCCAAGCCGTTATTCTCCGTTTGAGCTTTTGGTTCCGAGTCCACTGACAACATTCGTGGTGTATTCCAACGATGCGTACAGAGAACCGGTGCTTGGATGTACCTACTTCATACACGATGATGGAACCATCACTCTCACAGCATATTCAAGTAGATTCTGTTACACCATTGAGCATGAGCTTAATACAACGGATTATCATTTGAAAGAGAATATCACTCCGAACCCACTGAGAAGAATACCGGTCGTAGAATTTGCATTGAATGACCGCATGGGTATCTTTGAAAAGGTTATCCCACTCATGGATGCCATGAACCTTGTGGATTCAGACCGTATCAATGATATATTGCAGCACGTTCAGTCCTTACTTTGGATGCACAACTGCCAAGTAAATGAAGAGGGTAAGAAAAATCTCGTTGACGGCGATGGTGTCATTATGACAAAGAGTACCGGAGACGGCAAGGAAGCAAAGATTACCTACCTCAATCAGACATTGAATGAGAGTGAGGTACAGAAACTTGTGGATCATCTCAATTCCCAGTTGGAGCAGATTACTTCTACTCCGTCATGGCAGGAAGCAAGCGGCGGCTCTACCACAGGAGCAATGCAGCTATCAAATGGATGGCAGTGTTTGGAGATTTCCGCAAAGACCGTTGAACAGTTATTCACGGAACCGGAAATGCAGATTATTGATTTGGCAATAGAGATAATCAAGGCAGATCAGAGACCGTATGACGGTCTGAAAGATATAGAGACGGCAGACGTTGAAATACGTTTCTGCAGAACCAAGACATACGATCTGGTGTCAAAAACAAACTCCCTTGTGGCATTACTAAATGCCGGAGTAGACGGTCTCACTTCATTCAATACTGTTGGATTGTTTACAGACCCTCAGCAGGCATGGGTTGACAGTAAGACTATTATCGAGGGCATACAGAAGAAACTTGCATCCAAGGAAGAAAAAACGCAGCAGCCGAACCATAACGCCTATAAGGATGATGAGGGGAACGGTGGGGAGAACAACGAGGAAAAGGATAAGACAGAGGAATCAAAGCAGCCGAGCAAAACGGCAATGGTAGAAGAATAGGCGGTGTGAGATATGTATGATCCGGTACAATACTTTGATGAAATGAATATCCTCAAAGACGATAAACTCCGCCGGATAAATACTGCCAAGGAATTTATCAATGCCCTTGTTGATTTCTTCACGGCACAGTTTATGAATCTTCTCTCCGGGATATTCCTTTACGAGAAGTCGAGTTCTGATTATGAAAATGAGCTTATGGATCTTTATTTTGCCATGGCTTCTGAATATCAGTACGAGACAGAGGTAAGAGAAAAGGCATACAGATTTGCAAAGTACATCCAGGAGGCAACCGAAAGAGCGGTAGCAAACGCCAACGGAAACGATGATTATAAAATGTCTCGCATGACCGGTGGCATTATGAAAGAAGAGGATGTTCCAAAGAGTGTTAAGCGGATGTTCTCGGAAGTCAGAGCAACCGAGATTGCCTTAAATGAAACCAACTGGATATATAACTGGATCAATCATCAGAACCTTGCCGAGAGGCAGGACACCCATACTTGGGTAAGTATGAGAGATGAACGTGTCCGGGTAAGCCATTGGGAGGCTGACGGGCAGACAGTTCCGATAAATGAGCCTTTTACCATCAATGGGTACAAAATGATGTTCCCACTTGATGATAGTATGGGCGCACCGATAGATGAAATAATCAACTGCCGGTGCGTAGAATTATAAATTAGGAGGTAGAGCCAATGGCAACAGCAAGTAAAAAGACGGCAGCAGGCAAGAAGAAAATGGACGATAAGAAGAAAGTAGCAGCTTCCAAAAAGGAGACTGCGAAGAAATCTTCTGATAAGAAAGCGGCAGCTAAGAAGTCCACTGCAAAGAAAACTGCCACCAAGAAAACCACTGCCAAAAAGGCAGCAAAGAAAAACTAACTTCATACAGTTAGAGCCTATGAGCCGGATGTGATGATGAATCGTGTCCGGCTCATTTTTCGGTTATTCAGGGAGAAATCCCTATCACATAACGGGTTAGAGAAAATCCTTACAAAACGCATACAACTATTGTCTTGCAGAGACGCAAGTAAAAAAACGCAGAAATTTATACGGAGAGAACCGTTCAAACGCAGGAGGTCAATTATGGCAGATGTAAACAGTACAGCAACTCAGAACCAGACACAGCAGCAGACTCAGACAGAACCGCAGAAACAGCCTAATACTCAGGTTTCCGGTACACAGCAGCAGACTCAGACAACCAAGCCGGAGGATAACAGCAACGGCAATGAACTTACAGTTGAAAGCCTTATGGCACAGCTTGCGCAGGAAAAGGCCAATAATGCCAAGTTAAAGTCTGACAATGACAAGTTATGCACATCCGAGGGCAATCTGAGAAAACAGCTCAGAGCTAAGCAGACAGCCGAGGAACAGGAAGCGGAAGCAAAGGCAGAACAGGCGGCACAGAGAGATGCCTATGTCAAGGAACTGGAAAAGTTCAAGTCGGTAACAGAATCATCGGAGCGTTACTTAGGAATGGGTATGCCTACCGAAATGGCAAAGGCAACAGCAACGGCAGAGTATGAGGGAAATATGGATGTCGTTACTGGAAACATATCTAAGTTCATGGCAGAGAGGGATAAGCAGAAAGAGTCTGAAATCCGCGCACAGTATTTAGCTCAGATGCCTACACCGCAGTCTGGAAACGTAGGTCAGGTTGACTATTCAGCACAGATCAAGCAGGCAATGGACGCAGGCGATACACAGGCCGCCGTTCTTGCAATATTAAGTCAAAATGCCGCTAACAATCAGCAGGCATAACTTTTAAGGAGGTAATGAATTATGGCACAGGGCACAGCAACATCATTCGCTGTTCCTAATTTTAGCGGAATGTTATTCGCTAAAGGGCAGCAGGCAACACCGTTCTCTACTATGATTGGCGCAAGACCTCTCGTAACCAATCATGTAGAGTTTACTTGCGGTCAGGAGTACAACACAGAAACAGGCGAACAGCCTAAGATTTCTGAAACAGCATCCCTTACCGCTCCACAGCCGGAAATTGCAACCAGAAGTCAGCTTACCAACGTAACTCAGATCTTCCAGAAGTCCGTAGCGATTTCTTATGGAAAGCAGAGCAACATGGGTACACTGCAGGGTATCAACGTAGCCGGTCAGCAGGCAAATCCTATGGATGAACTTGCGTTCCAGGTATCTCGTAGAATGGCAAAGATCGCACAGGATATTGAGTACACTTTCATCAATGGTAAGTATGCGAAAGCTACTACTGACGCAGAGGCAAACCAGACCAGAGGACTTCTGACTGCGATTACAACCAATATACTCGATCTCGCAAAGAAACCTCTTACCTACTGGCTTGTAGCAGAGGGATTAAAGTCCATTCACGATCAGGGAGCAAAGACAGACAATATCGTTCTCGGTGTAGATGCAACCACTATGTTGCAGCTCAACCTTGACGCTCAGCAGAACAACCTGACTATCGTTCCTCTCGGAAGAGAAGTAAACGGTATCAAGTTACAGACCGTAGTTACCCCTCTTGGAGAGGTGGCAGTCGCATTGTTCGATACCATGCCTGCCGGTACTGCCGTTCTGTTCGATCCGTCCATCATGGCTCCTGTTCATCAGATGGTTCCTGGTAAGGGTAATTTCTTCTTAGAGCAGCTTGCTAAGACAGGCGCAGGAGAAACTTATCAGATCTTCGGTCAGATCGGTCTGGATCACGGTCCTGAGTGGATGAGTGCGAAGTTCACTAATATTTCCACAGATCTTCCTAGCAAGATCACGGCAGCCGGTACAACGGGGGAATAACAGGTCATACCCTTAACGGTGGTTCCGAGGTAGTTGATTCTTCTGTTTCCACATCAGCGGATGCGGTTTCAGAAGAGACGGCTACTGGCAAGAAGTACACAGAGGAAGAACTTAACGCTCTGACAGTAGCACAGATTAAGGCTATCGCAGCGGAACGTGGGTATGACATGAAAGAAACCGTAAAAGCAAAGCTGATCGCAGAGTTTTTAACTCAGCAAGGGTAAGAAAGTGAGGACGGATTATGGACGCTAAATTGTTGAAAGTCATTTTAGATGATGAAACTCTCACTGACGAACAGATTGCCGTCCTCCTTGTGAAAGCTCAGAAACAGGCTGCAAATCAACACTTTTGGGCGGATGATGATATTCCGACAGAGGCAGAGTTGGAGAGATTTTATAACCGGTATGAGTTTGAAATCTATGATTTGGCGAAAGCCATAAACTCTGACGATGCGAGGGGCGGACTTGTATCTCACACAGAACTTGGAGTTACCCGGAACTGGGGACAGACAGGTAAGAAAGATATTGAGTTGGCCTTGGCGAAGATCCCACCCAAAACCTATGTCGGTCTGTTAAGGAGGGATGGCAATGCCGAAGCTGAGACTTAAAGACCTCAGATTGAACCAAGTCCCTTTTTATTACCAGACCTATGACGGAACGGTGGATGAAGTGGACGAGGATGGCAACCTTACCGGGGAGAGCATACCGAAGTATTCAAATCCGGTTCGTGTGCTTGCGAGAGCAAGTCCGAACTCAGGAAATGCCGAGGACTCCCCATTTGGTAAAGATATTGTCTACGACAAGACCATATCAACCGTACAGAAATTGCCGATTGATGAATACTCAAAACTCTTCATAGATGTGGTTCCTATTCTCAACGAGGACGGTTCCACAGATACAGAACCGGATTATATATGTGTCTGCCCGAAACATGATTTGCAACAGAATCTATGGGCGATACGGAAGATTAAGGGGAATATCCATGCAGGACAAAATAACGATCAATCCCTTTGACCCGGACAGCATAGATGAGGCTATTAAGAAACTGGAAAAGCGGAAAGAGCGTATACACAAATGCGCAGAGAAACTTATACAGAGACTTACAGACCTCGGAGTTGAAAAGGCACAGGAGTTAGTTCCGGTTGATACCGGTACGGCAAGATCTTCCATTATCGGTTATCTGGATGAGGCAGAGGGAGTTGGAATCATAAGTGCTGGAGGGTACTGCAAGTACATTGAGTTTGGTACTGGTGTAAAGGGTAGGGACAGTTCCCACCCAAGCGAAGAGTACAAGGCAATAATGAACTGGGCGTACAATTCCGGGGCAACAATCTTTACCACGAAAGACGGCAGAGAGGGTTGGTATTATCCGGCTGATGATGGCACATGGCGATTTACAGAGGGTATGCCGTCAAGACCATTCATGTATGAGACGGCACAATATCTGAGGAAAGAAGCACAAAAAATAGCAAGCGAGGTATTCAAGGATGGTTAAGGACAATGTGAATTTGTATTTTACGAACCTCCTGAAAGACTTGCAGAAACAATACAGCAGTTTGAAAGGAGGACAGGTGTATAAAGCTACACCACCGTCATTCCCCTATATGTATTTCAAACAGATAGGCGGAGACGGAGCGTTATCCACACTTTCAAATACAGAGGACGGTATCAATCTTGGATTGGAAGTCAAATTCTATTCAAACAAATCCGCCTCAGAAGTGCGGAAGTTAGCAAATTCCGCAAAGGAATATATGGTAGGGATTGGATTTCATTGCGACTACTTCTCCCCTGTGGAGAATGTAAGTGATACTTCCATTTCACAATTCCTTACCCGATTCTCAAAACTGGAAACATGATTAACTCCATCGGCTAGGGTCGCTCCCGAAAAGCACTCGCCTGGTGTCTGCCGGTGGTTTTAATAAATTCAAGGCTTTACCTCTTAGGCAAAGGAAAACACAAGGAGGTAGAACGAAGATGGCAAAATGTACAAATGTGACATATCTCATGCACGAGAAAGCAGATGCTCCCGGAACATTTGAGAAGTTGATCGACATTACTGAGTACCCGGATCTCGGTGGAGAAAAGGAAAAACTCGATGTTACAACACTTTCCGATACGAAGAAAAGAACCATTAACGGTATCGAGGACACAGGGGATCTTGCTTTCAAAGCATGGTATGAGAAAGCTGATTACAAGAAACTTTTGGATCTGCAGGAAGCAGGAAAAGTTGATAAATACCAGTTATGGTTTGGAGAAGAGGGTGTTGACGGCAAATGGGAGTGGGCCGGTGTTATGGCAGTATATCCGACAAGCGGATCTTCCAACAATGCGAGAGAAATGTCATTCTCCATTACTGATGAGGGCGAAGAGGCTCTTCATTATGTAACAGCGTGAAAAAGTGAAACAGCGGCAGGGGAATAATCCTCTGCCGTACAAATAGGACAGATTAACGAAAGGACGGTTAATAAGTATGATTTTACAGACAGCGAATGGACCTAAAGAGATTAAAGTAGCAGATCTCGATTTTACAAACCTTATGTGTGATCTTGAAGATCACGATGTAGATGTAATGGGACTTCTGGATGATGATACCAGAGAGAACATGAAGATTTTTAAGACAATCAGAGCGATCATCGCAGTCCTTACCGGCACAAAGGATCTCACAAAAGCCGGAAAGATACTGAGCGAACATTTGAAGTACGGTGGTTCCATGGATGAAGTCATGGAAGCCTTTACGGAGGCAATGAAAACCGCGGGTTTTGGCGAGGAAGCCGAGGAACCTCCGAAGAGCGGAGGAAAGAAAACCAAGGCGGCAACAGAGTAGAGGAAATAGATCTCAGTAAATGCAAAACATTTACAGAGATTATCAATAAAGTTTGGCTTCCCAACGCTCTCCTTTATGGAGTTTCCTATGAGACCTTTTGGACATTAAACCCTACGAAATTAGAGCCATTCCAAAAGAAGAGAGAAATGGAAGCGAAAGAACAGGCCACAGCCTTAGATACGTTGGCGTGGTCCGTTGGTTCGTATGTCGTAGATGCCATGGCAATCTTCCTTGGCAGAAATGCTCCGGCATACCCAAGCCAACCAAGAAGCATGAACAGCACAGAGGACGCACCGCCGGGAGCAAAAATGACGGATGCAGACAGATTCGCTGCCTTTGCCGCAGAACATAATAAGCGATTGAGACAGCGAAGAGAAAAGTAGCTGATTACATGGGGATAGGTTGACGAACCGAAACAGCGCAAGTCCGGCGCAGTTCCCCATGTTTTCTTATTTTACGGACAAACAATACCACCCACGGACAGGGTTTTACGAAGTGAGGTGGCAAAATGCCTGATAACAGAGTAGATAGCATTTTATTGGAAATAGAAGCCACCACTGATAAGGCAGACGGTGGTATTGATAAAGTAACAAAAGCTCTTACCTCAATGAAGAAAATCACTGAGGGATTAGATACAGAAAAGTTAAAACAGATTCTTGATGTAATGCGTGGTTTCTCCGGCGTTGGAGATGATCTTAAAAATGCCGGAAGTGGTATGAGAAGCATTGCATCATCCATTAAGTCTCTGTCAGGAGTTGATACGGCGAAATTAAAAGAGGTTGCGGCTACTGTAAAGGAAGTCAGCACAGCACTTGGAAACCTCGGATCGAATAATCGCGTCAGCATCAGAATTGATTCTGAGGGGGCACAGAGACGTGTACAGCCTTTGGAGAACGGTCAGCAAGCAGCGGCAGCCACAGAAAGCGTTGCGACTGCATCAGAAGAGGCACAGGCAGCAATGAACGGTGCCGCATCAGCGGCAAGTCAGTTGGCACAAGAGGAAAGCAACCTCGGAACTGCCGGACAAAGTGCAGCAGCCGGACAGACAAACTTAAACGAAAGTCTCAATCAGGCAAACACAAATCCGGCTAATAGACGTATTCAGGAACTCATAGACCAGATCAATAAGTACAAAGCCACTGTCAGCGGTATGGAGAGTGGAAAGATACGGTTTGATACCGGTCAGTATGAGGAAGCTGTGAATGGTCTCAGACAGGCGCAGGAACAGTTTAAGCAGTTCAAGGAAACGGTTTCACAGTCTCCTAAGAATATGGAGGATGTGGCAAAGTCCATTAAGTCCATAGGGGATGCAGCACAGAAATGTGGACTTGGAACCTTTTCTTCTATATTAAGTGGAATTGCATCAATTCTTCCAGCCATTGAAACTGGGGGCATGGCGGCAAATGCCGGATTCCAGTCTATGGCGGTAGGTCTTGAAGCCGTTCAGGCGGCGATACCGATTATTGGTATTATCCTGACAATCCTTACTGCAATCATCAATGCGGTAAGGCAAGTGGCAAATGCTGTAAAGAACGAGACACAAAAAATCATTTCTGCCGTAAAAACGGTAGTGAACAAAATCCGTTCTGGGATTGCTGCAATTATAAATAAATTCAAGGAACTCAAAAAGAGAGTGAGAGAGAGCCTTGGATTTTCAGAAAAACAATCTGGTGCATTTGCAAAGAAACTCGGCTCAATCATCCGACTTGGAACGTTCATGTTATTACGTTCAATGTTTACACACCTATTTGAACTCGTAAAAACAGGATTCGATAACCTTGTTATTTATTCAAAAAGAGCCGGAACAGAGTTTCACAAAAACGTAAATCTGCTCTACAACGATTTACGACAGCTTGGAGCATCACTGACAACTGCATTTGAGCCAATACTGAATGTAGTTACTCCGATTCTGGATTATCTGATTCAGAAGCTCGTTGCAGCAACAAACGCATTGGCACAGTTCTTCTCAGCACTCACAGGTAAGAAGTTCTATACCAAGGCAATAAAACAGAATAAAGATTATACAGATTCCTTAAATGGTGCTGCAAAGGCGGCAAAGAACCTTACCACCGGCATAGATGAGCTTAACATCCTAAGTGATGATAAAAGCGGCAGTGGAAGCAACAGCGGAGCCGATGGAAGCGGTTATGAAACAGACGAGATTGCGGATAAGTACAAAAATCTTGCACAGATGATTAAGGATGCTTGGGATGAAGCTGATTTCTACGATGTAGGAAGAATGTTCGGGGAGAAACTGAAAGAAGCCCTCGATAACATTCAGTGGGACGGCATCAAAGCATCTCTGAGAAAGATTGCGAAGTGCATTGCGACATTCCTGAATGGCTTCCTTGAAACTCCTGGATTGTTCACATCAATAGGTGTGACAATAGCGCAAGCTATTAACTCTGCATTTGAGTTCGTTGATTCATTTGTAGAAAACTTCCATTGGAGCAGTCTCGGAACGGCAATAGCAGATCTTATCATTGGTGCATTAGATACTCTTGACTGGACTCTGATAAATAAAACCGCAAAGGGACTTGCACAGGGCATCGTAGATGCAATCAACGCTGCCCTGCAGACAGAAGATCTCTGGAAGAAAATTGGAACAGCAATTTCCAATGCAATAAACTCAGCGATTCTATTTGCAAAGACATTCGTTACCGGATTGGATTGGGCTTCACTCGGAACCGCAATCGGCAATTTGCTTGGCAATGCAATAGCCGGAATTGATTATGTTGGCATTGGAGAAACATTCGCCGGTTTTGTAAATGGTGTATTTACTGCCGTACTGAATTTCTCAAAGACTTTCCCATGGAAAGATATTGCTACGAACTTTGCAAACGGTGTCAACACAGCACTGAAAAAACTCGATTGGAATACCATCAAAGATGGTTTCGATACTTTCTGTGAGGGACTTGGAACAAATATAAATACCGCAATTACGAAGATCGACTGGAATCTCGTAGGCACAACGCTTGGCAACAGCATCAAGACACTTTTCAGCGGTCTTGGAAAATTCCTTGCAAAGATAGATTTCAAGAAAATCGGAAGTGACTTTGCGAGTGCGATAAACAAGGCAGTTAAGACTATCGACTGGAAAGAAGCCGGAGGCACAATCAATTCCCTTATATCTGGTGTATGCACACTGATTAACACTTTGATAGACGAGGTAGATTGGTACGAACTTCTAAAGGGCGTAGGAACAGCAATGTCCGAGATTGACTGGGACACAATCCTCAAAACAGTCTTTAAGGTATTTGCAGCCAAGTGGACGTTCAAGAATTTGTTCAAATGGGTATCATGGACCGCCATTTGGAACCAGTTGAAAACAAGCATTGTAGAGGGAATATCTAAGAAGTTTGGAATTGGATCTGATGATGGAGAAATAAATACTGTCGGAGAGAAAATAGTCAGTGGCTTGCTTGGTGGAATATCTAAATCCCTTTTGCCGGCACCATTGCAGACAGCGTTGAGTTGTTTCGGAAATGTGACAGATGTTGTCAAAGGAATATTTGGCATAGGTGGTTCATCCGATTCAACCGTATTCAGCACACTTGGAAGCAATCTTGTCACTGCTTTCAATGGAGGCATCGGAAAGAAATTCTCAGACTGCCAAGCAAAAGTTACGGAGTGGGCCGGAAAGGTCAATGACTGGTTCTCGGGTACGAGTTTTGGAAAGATTTGCAAAGAGACTTGGGAAACCCACGGTCAGAACATCATAACCGGCTTTAAGGACAAGATAGGCAATGCTTATACCACCACGAAAGACAGCATCACGACTTGGGCTGCTAAGGCCAAAGAGTGGTTCAACAATTCATCATTTGGTGGGGTCAACATGGAAACATGGACCGGATATGCAAATGACATTATCTCCGGTTTCAAGACGAAAGTGGGAAATGCCTATACACAGACCAAGGACAATATTACCACATGGGCCTCAAAGGCAAAGGAGTGGTTTAATAGTTCTTCATTCGGCGGAGTGAACAACGGTACATGGACCACCTACGCAAATGATATTATCACTGGTTTCAAAACAAAGGTGGGTAACGCATACACCACTACAAAAGATAACATCACAACCTGGGCGAGCAAAGTTAAGGAATGGTATACGAGCAGCGGCTTTGGAAACATCAATAGCAATACTTGGCAGACCTACGCAAACAATATCATTTCCGGCTTCCGGGAAAAGGTTGGAAACACCTATACCACCACAAAGAACAACATTACTACTTGGGCGAGTAGCCTGAAAGATTGGTTTTCTGGATCTTCATTCGGAAATATCAACAATGCCACATGGACCACTTATGCAGGAAATATCATAACTGGTTTCAGGAACAAAATAGGACTGTCGTACACAGATACGAAAAGCAATATCACAACATGGGCTTCAAACCTCAAAACGTGGTTCTCTGATAGTGGTTTTGGAGGCATCAATAGTTCTAAGTGGAGTACCTATGCAGAGAATATTATTTCCGGCTTCAAAACGAAAATCGGAAACAGTTATACGACTTGTAAGAGCAACATTACAACATGGGCTTCTAATGTAAAAACGTGGTTCACAAATACCTGTTCTTATGACAAGTGGTATGACATTGCAAAAAATGTGGTAGATGGTTTTAAGAACGGTATAGGAAATCTGTACTCTACCTGTAAGAACAACATTGAATCGTGGGGCAGCAGTATTATCTCATGGTTCAAAGACAAGCTGGATATTAACTCTCCGTCCAGAGTATTCAAACGATTAGGTGCATATTCCGTAGAGGGATATAACATCGGCGTAGAGAAAGAGGGAGAGAAAACAAAAGGAATTGTCACTTCCTGGGTAGATTCATTCGCTGATATGGACGTGAACCTCGGAACACGTCTGAAAATCAATGACAGTGCATTGAAAGAATACAGCAACAATTATGGAAGTGATTTCACGAATGAAGCAATCGTGCAGCGTGTGACAAGGGAGGTATCTACAAACGGAACCGTGCAGGCAACGCTTAATTCCGGCGGCGGTCTGAAAGAAGCTATCAAAGAGGCTCTGGACGATCTTGGAATAACAACCGCTGTGAGTGAGATTTCCAAGAACACCAAGACACAGGCTGATAAGAAAGAACAGACGATTGTTGAAATCGGTGGAAAGACAGTTACGGATGCAGTAACCACACAGCGCAATGCCAACGGTTACAGTTTCCAAGGAGCGTAAAGGAGGGATATGGAATGGCTTATATATCAGTAAATGGTTATGACTTTCCCCCTCCTAAACGTGGGGCAAAGCCAACTGTATCTACAATGGTGGATGCCGGAAGAAATGCCAACGGCACGGTCGTAGGGCAGAGAGTTGGGCGAGATCAGTACAAACTCGACACTCTGGAATGGCCGTGGCTGACGGCAGCAGAGTGGAGCCGGATGCTTACGGTGCTGAGTGCGTTTTTCGTATATGTCACTTTTCCGGATCCGGTCACTATGAAAAAAATAACAATAAAGATGTACCCCGGAGATAGGACGGCAGAACCATATTGGATTGATACAGACGGAAATCCAATTACCTATCAGAGTTGCAAAGTAAACCTTATTGATTGTGGAGAGTGATGGTGTATGCAGAAAGTATCAAATGAATACAAGGCAAGCATGAAAAGCTCTCTGAGAGAGCGGTCATACATGATGATTTCATTCGGTCTGGTAAATCAGGAGGCACAGGCCAACGCAACTGTCATGGGAAATAATTTTGCCTATTACTCGAAGCAGACCGGCTTATTCGGTCAGCGAAAAGAGGACACTGTATATGCCACGCTCGAACATGATTTCACAAAGGTTGACGGATCCATGTATTTTCTTCCAAGAGAGAATACATCCGGTAACTACTACGACACCGGTTTGATAAGCAAGCCTCTGATTCCGAAAAGTGGATATGAGCTACTTATCGAACTGAATGTTGTGGCAACAGACATTAAAGGTCTGACTATCAATTTTGGAGAGGTATACCCTACACGTTTTGATATTTTGACAAGTAGCGGTCAGCGAATAGAGATTACCGACAATGATATGTCAGAGTTCAGCACAGAACAGGTGTTGGAGAATACCACTTATATCAAATTCATCTTCTATGAGATGAAAAATCCATATTCCAGATTGAGAATATATTCAATCCAGTTAGGTTACGGCCTCGTGTACTATAACGAGGACATTATGGATTCTAAATTAGACAGTTACATATCCCCAATTTGTGAGGATGTTCCGCAAATAGATTTCATGGTTAAGTTGCAGAACTACGATCAGTATTTCAATGTTGACAATCCGAACTCTGCAATCAACTTTTTGGAGACAGGGCAGGAGATGTATGTCTGGTACGGTTATCAGTTGCCGAACTCAGACGCTATCGAATGGATAAGAGGGGCAAAGTTACAGTGTAGTGCATGGGAAAGCGATGATTACTCGGCAACGATAAGGTGTCAGGATCTTTTCAGAAACATGGATGAGGAATATTACAAAGGCTGCTATGCTCCGGCAGGAATCACATATTACCATGCAGCAGAATTGGTCTTTCAGGATGCCGGAATTGAGGAATACTACATTGATCCGTACCTCAAAAAGTCAACCACAAAAAACCCCATACCGAGGGTTAAGCACAAAGAGGCTTTGCAGATTATCGCTAATGCCTGCAGATGTGTTCTTTCACAGAACCGGTACGGCAGACCACAAATTAAATCCTCATTCGCACCGGAGTACGACATAACGTGCAACGGAGAGACAGAGTATTCCCATGTTCGGAATATAAAGAGTGAGACTGCAAAACAGGAGTACGCTTCATTTGCACACAACTACACCACTGTAAATGCAGAAATGTATTATCTCCCGGAGAACCAGAGTAAGGCAGATAAGTATACCGGATATATTTCATTACAGCAGTCCAATAAGGATTGCCTATTTGAAGAAAATCCGATTATCTACATAACTCAGGAAACCGCCTGTATGTACTATGGTTTGCAGTTAATGTTTGGCTCTACACTGCCTGACGGAATTATATTCAGGACTTTCAATGACGGCAAAAAGGTGGATGAGTATGAGGTAAATTCGGACATTACAAAGAGGCTGATAGTGCAGCACGATTTTGATGATTTTGATTTGATGGAGATTGAGTTTACAAAGACAAAAGAACCATTCAACCGCATAGTCGTTGATTACTTCTCATTTGGCGATATAACGGATTTTACAATGGAAAGGCAGGATATGACCTCTTCTCCAAAATCAATCAAACAGGAGCTTGTCAAGGCAGTCAGAGTGCCATGCTATTCCTACCAGAAAGGAACTGCGGAAGAAACTCTTATTAGTGAAGAGACGGAGGCAGTAAAGGGAGATATTCAGACGTATTATCTCGGAGATCCGACTTATGGATGCAGAGCTACGTTCAATTCCTCGGCATCAAACGTCAGCATCATAGAAAACGGAGATTATTATGTGACAGTTAAGTTTCTGATTACTGGCAAGTACCAGTTTGAAATAATAGGACACAGATACAACATTGTTGAGCAGTATGCCGTAAAAACGCTCAATAGCAGAGGAAAGACCATAACATGGAAAAATCCTCTGGTAAGCGATATGGAAACGGCAAACCACTTGGCAGACTGGCTTGGGGATTATTACAACGCCGGTATTGAGTACGAATACAATACCCGTGGAAATCCAGAGATTGATGCGAACGACATTGTTTATCAGGAGAACGCATATCGCCCTGGATTAAAGGTCAATATCTATCGCCACATTGTTAATTTCTCACAGAGTTTATCTGGAAAGGTAATTGCCCGTAGGGTATCAGAAAAATAAGAATAGAAAGGAAGAGGAAAATGAATGGCTATTAAATCCGTACAGGCTATCGTAAACGGTGTGACTACCACACTCACATACGACAGCGCATCAAAGACTTACAAGGCTACGCTTACCGCTCCGGCAAAGTCCTCATACAATCAGTCAGGACATTATTACGGAGTACAGATCATCGCCAAGGATGAGGCCGGCAACACGACTACCGTAAACCAGTCGGATGCCACACTCGGAAGTAAGCTGAGGCTTACGGTAAAAGAGAAAACCGCACCGGTTATCACAATCTCTTCTCCGACAGCATCACAGTTACTTACGAGCAATCAGCCGACAATTTCATTCACAGTCACAGATGATGATTCTGGTGTCAATCCAGATACAATCAAACTGCTTATTGATGGTTCTGAAATATCTGGAATCACAAAGACAAAGACAACGTCCGGTTATTCATGCAGTTATAAACCGTCCACAGCACTTTCAGACGGTTCACACACCGTTGTTGTAAAAGCATCCGACTATGACGGCAATGCAGCTACTCAAAAGAGTGTTTCATTCAAGATCGATACTGTACCGCCTGAGTTATCAGTTACAAGTCCGGTAAACAAACTTGTCACGAATAAAACCAAAGTAACGGTAGCCGGAACTACCAACGATGCAACATCAAGTCCGGTTACACTGACAATCAACGGCAGTGCAGTAACTGTATATGACGATGGTACTTTCTCAAAGGATATAACCCTGAAAGATGGCTCAAACACCATTACCGTTGTAGCAAAGGACGGAGCCGGAAGAACCACGACCGTCACAAGAACAGTAACCCTCGATACAAAAGCACCGGTTATCTCAGATGTTTCATTGGCACCGAACCCGGCGGATGTCGGAGCAACCTATGTAATTTCTGTTTCGGTAACAGATTAGGCGGTGCGGCATGGCAGCTAACATATTGGTAAGGGACGTTACGATAAGTCCAAACCCCGTGCAGGCAAAGGGGAAATACACAATCTCAGTTTCCATTGAGGAACTGAAAGGCGTTGCATTTGTCGGCAATTATGTTGGCTCCTATGTCAATATATCAGACAAGGAAATTCCTGATAAATTGCCACTGGCATACGTTGGCAATTACACCAAAGGATAGGAGGCGATGAATAATGGCTGATATAGCAAATGTCACAGGAACACTTGACGATAAAGAACTGAATTTTCAGCACTCTATCGGAACCGTATATAAAGCCTCCGCAAGCATAGATGGTTCGGAAAAGGATCATGTAGCCGTATTGACGGCAACGGATTCTGCCGGGAATAGTACAACGGAAACAATGGTTATTTCTATCTCTGGTTCCTGGACCACTCCAAAAACAGATTGGTACGGTTACAAAGACGATGATGGGATTTATCACGGAGACCGGTTTAACACGGAGGATTTCAACCGGATAAAGAACAACCTCGCATATCTCAGAGAGATAGCCGTGGCAATGTACCAGGAGTTTTCCATAAATGATCTGGGAGACGATAGGAGCAAAGACCAGTATTTTTATGCGGATGAGATAAATCAGTTGGAAGAAAACATTAAGCTCATAGCTGAAAACACATTTAAACCGGACATAGGGGAGAACCCCTTATACACAGCGAATGGAAAGATTTTTGATTTCAACGAACTCAACCGCATTGAAAACCTAATTTTGGATTTATTCAATCAGTTATTAAACCAATACAGAGGTCGGCAGATGCTTACCTTTAACTTTGGCATAAGGAGGGAGGCGTTCTAAGTGGCGTGGGAACGATTAAAGACAGACTACAAGGATGCCGTATGGTCCGGTCTGCGGAAGTTCATACCTATTGATAATGGGGACGGCAGTTATTCCGTAAAAGATGTGACCCAGTACACGGTGTACGATGAATCGTTTTTCGGTGCGTATGATGCCAACCGCATCAATACAGCCGTCAACGCAATCATGGCAGCATTGGAAAACGGAACAGATTTGTATGAGGTATTCACAGAGTTTTTTGAGAACCAGAAAGTTGAGTTTGACAAGAGAGCAAATCTGGATCTCGACTCATTCAATATCTTTCTCGACAATTTGCAGGCAACGGCAAATGCGGATGTTGTGCAGTTAAAGAAAGACTACACATCTGAAATGACAACGTTTGAGAACAATCAGGAAATATTGTTTAATCAATGGTTTTCAATGATTAAAGATCAGTTGTCAGCGGATGCAGCCGGAAAATTGCAGAATGAAATCAACGATGTGGAAACCCACATCAGAAACCTTGCAGTGAAGATACATTTCAACGATACCGTTGGAACTGCTGCTGCAATAACTGTACAAAATGTAACATCCGGTAACAAATATACTGTTACAGATTATACTCAGCCTTTGTATCTCACAGAGGCAGGAGAGTACACAATAAGCATTGCGAATGACAACTATATAGTTGCCCCGAAAACATTTTCTATCAGCAATGCGGATCTTATGACACATAAGACTTTCAGAATCATGGACGGCAACGGATTGGCGTTTGTCGATGGTTTTGTAGGAGCCTATGTAAATAAATAACGGAGGTAGACAAAATGAGAGATTTCCCTAAGAGACTTGCAACCGCCGAGGACATTAGAAATTGTAAATCCTTGGTGGATGATGGCGCATTTGCAGCAAAAGACCTGTTGGAAGCCATCGAAGATCTTGAAAACATGAATTATCTTCATTGCCCGGTTCTTGCGGTAGGAGAGGATAAGAAAACTGTTACCATTCACTATTGTGCTGAGGCAAAAGCAAATACAAAGGCGATTGTCGGAAATAAGACGGTAACAATCACAAACGTAACACATGAAGAGGGCGAACCGGATGAGATTACAGGAGAGAAACAGTTGGAAACGACCGTTATTTCCACATCCGCTATGGTATCTGTGGATGCAACAGAAATCGCAGTTACCGCACCATACACCATTTACGACAGTCTCGGCATGACGGCCGAAGAACTGAATCAGATTAAGGAGGAATTGGCTAATGAGTAAATTCTACGGTTATGATGAAGCAATGGAAAATGACATTGCGAAGATAACCACCCCGAAACTTGCGCTTATGTCCGATGTCGTTGCATCTGATAAGAAGTTTATTCGCATGGAGAACGGTTCCCTTACTGTTATCGCAGGAGTTTTGATTGCGGTAGGCAATTCTGTTTTTAAGACAGAAAAAACCACTCTTACAGCGAGCAACTTGGACGGAACAGCAACTAAGTTTGAGGTGGGAAAGGACTATTGCATTTATATCTGTGATCCTACCGGTGGAGATGCCACGAACTTTGCCGCAGAACAGTATCGTATTTCCCTTAATACGACATATCCAAACGGTTATACGGCAGTTACATCAAGAAAAATCGGTGGCTTCCATTACGGTGTTGTCAGAAAAACAAATAGTTCTGGTATTCCGATCAGCGCATCAGGTGCTGCATTAGGAAGTGGATGGGAAACAAACGTAACAGAGGGGATCGTTCCTAACTCTGTATGGACTCTTCTCCATAGACCTACCTGTGATCCTACCGGAATGGTTTATATCGGACCGTTCTGGGGAGACATATATCTTTCATCCGACAATGGTGCCAGTGGTTTGCAGAGCAAAAAGGGTGTTGTGCCGATTACTGGAACAGAGGGATTAAACTGGTATATCGCCAATGAAAGAGCTATGAGAGTAGGCAAGAGACTTCCAACCTACGCTGAGTTCTGCAAAGGCGCATACGGTTCTCCACAGGGCGAAGATGGTAACAACACATACGCATGGTCCGCAACTTCCAATACGGCAAGAACCGCCTGCGGAAATGTAAAGAACGCAGTTTCCGCAACGAATGTTCGCGACCTTGTTGGAAACGTATGGAAGTGGCTTGATGAGTTCATTCACGACCCTACCGGATCAGCATGGAACTGGTATGACGTTATGAGCGGACAGAAAGTTGGCCAGCTTTACATGGCCAACAACACTGCCTTGCACGCGCTCATTGGCGGTGGCAACTGGATCAACGGGGTTCACGATGGATCGCGGACTGTGGCTTGCAACTATTCTCCGTGGTACGTGAGCACGATCGTTGGCGTGTGGTGCGTCTGTGACTCGCTGTAAGCTGATGGGGACCGGCGAAAGCCGAGTCCCTTGCAGTTGAAAGGTTGGATGTAATGGCATACGAAAGCAAATATGAAAATCCCTCCACTCTGAAAATGGACTACGTTCATACAGAGGCACACCAGATGGCCTACGACCTATCGGTATATCTCCATAAGAAAGTGAGAGAAATGCCACATTATGAGAAATTCACTCTCCAAAAGGATATACGAGAATGTATAGACGGAATCATGGATGAGATAGAAGCATACGAGAGATCAAAGACAATCAGCCATCTTTACACAGCCGACAGGTTGAAAGGAAGATTGGTACGGAAAATCCGATTGGCACATGATCTCAAATATTCTGCAATGAACGACAGAGTATACAAATATTGTGCAACACAGATCGGTATTCTCGGTGCGTATATCGGAGGGTTAATAAACAAGGCACAAAAGGAAAAGAAATCAAAATAAGCAACTATCTTGGGGTAGCTGTTAATTCGCACTGTCGCTCCGTGGCTTGCACGCGCTCATTGGCGGTGGCAACTGGAACAACGGGGTTCACGATGGTTCGCGGACTGTGAATTGCAACAATTATCCGTGGAACGTGAACACGAACATTGGCGTGTGGTGCGTCTGTGACTATTTTGAAAACTGTCAGATTGGTGGAGCTATGGCTTGCCAACAAGGATTATTTGATAATCATTTATTGAATAGTCAGACGGCTATCCCGTCCCGTGCAAACCGGGCGAACTTAAAACAGCGAAGCCAAATAGTAGCGAAAGCGAAGGAAGTGTGGCGTAAGCATTATTTATGAAGAGAATAACAGGTCTTATGAAAAACATCTGTACCATGAAGAACGCATTAAACGCATACCAGAAAGCGAGGCGGTGCAAAAGGTACAGACCGGAGGTTTTGGAGTTTGAAGCAAACAGAGAGGAATATCTCGGCAAAGCCATTCGGGAATTGGAAAGTTTGACATATACTCCTGGAAAGTACAAGGCATTCAAAGTTTGGGAACCCAAAGAGCGTATAATCATGGCTTTGCCATTTTACGATAGGGTTATCCAACATATGATTGTCAATTACATAGAGCCGATATTTGAGCATCAGTTCATCTACCATTCCTATGCTTGCAGAAAAGGGAAAGGTGCTCACAGAGCCAGCAAGCAGTTGACAAGGTGGTTATATAATCTGGAAGTTGTGCAAGGTAAATCAGTCTATGTACTGAAAGCCGACATACACCATTACTTCCAGAGCATAGACCACAAGGTTCTGAAAAGAGAAATTAGAACCTACATTAAAGACAAGGACTTACTCGTAATCCTTGACCGGATAATAGACCATAATGGGATATTCCCGGACGGTGTCGGCATACCGGTTGGAAATCTTACGAGCCAACTATTTGCCAACGTGTATTTACACCGATTGGATATGTTCGTAAAACATACACTTCATGCAGAACACTACATGAGATATATGGATGATTTTGTGATTATATCAGAGGATCTTGAACAGTTGAAACGGTGGGAGAAACAGATAGAAATATTCCTTGCGGATGTTCTTAAATTACAATTAAATCCAAAAACAACCATTGTTTATGCAAAGAACGGAGTGGATTTTGTTGGATATAGGCATTGGAACTCTACGAAGAAAATCAGAAAGGATGCTATGCGTAGACTGAAACGCCTTATGAAGAATTTCAAAGATGGAACTATCACGGAAGAATTTTTCGACAAATCGTTTACAAGTAGAATTGGTTCGATAAAACACGCCGACACCTATAATCTGGTGCAGAAGATCACCTGTGAAGCAAAGGAGTTAAAGGAAAGTCATGCGTGATGGAAGTTATGTCATTGTAGATAGGCTGTGTGAGGCAACCACACAACTGCTTGAAATAATTAAAAAGCAGGAAGAAATCATTGAGCAGTGCAGAATATCGGATGAACTGCATAAGGAACTCGATGATATGAAAAACGACGTGGATCAGAAGATGGATTTAATTGAGTATGATTTGAGATCATACAGACGGGAGCGTGAAGAATGATAGATTTTATCGTGAAATATTGGATCGAGTTTCTTTTTGGATTGATAATCAGCGGAATGGGCGTGATGGCGAAGCTGATGTACAATCAGCACTTAAAAAACAAAGCCATTGACAAGGGCGTAGAAGCTCTTTTAAGAAATGGTATCGTTCAGACATACAATAAGTGGTCTGAGAGGGGTTACTGCCCCATATACGCACGAGAGAACGCCACAAGGATGTATGAACCTTATCACATACTTGGCGGAAATGATGTTGCGACAGACTTAATCGAAGATCTGAAAGGACTACCGACAGAACCACAAAAGAAGAAAGAGGGTGTAGAAGATGATACTTAAAATTCTTATAGGTTTCGCTCTCGGTTACATTGCAGCTTGCGTGACATTTTACATCCTGCAGAAAAGAGAGCGTAGGCGGAGAAAAGAGAAGAAAAAGAAAGTAAGCCTGAACACCTATGCAAAGGTAGCCACTACTGCGGTATTGGCTCATGGGATGATCCTTACATCGTGTTCCTATGTTCTCTCATGGATAGGCATGGACCCGGTGGTGGATGTATCAAGCACAATCGTCAAAGAAATCGTAGCTCCATTGGTGGTTTACCTTGGAACAAATACGATTATGAACATCTTTGAAAAGAACAAACTCAGTTTTTCAGTACCAATCAACAGCACCGTCATAAGCAAAGACGGAACCACACACAAAGCCTCTGATGATGAGGCAGTAGGATAGGAGGTCATATTATGACAATGGAATTTTTAATTGTAGCACTGTTCGCAGTATCATTACTCACAAACCTTACCGTTGAGGGAATCAAGAAACTTCTGGATAAGAAATCTGTTGACTATTCATCGAACGTGATGGCAGCAGTTACCGCAGTCGTTATCTCCGTGGCACTGTCCGCCGGGTATCTGATTTACACAGAAACGATGCTTAACGCAAAGATTGGCGTTGAACTCATTGCCCTTGCGTATCTTAGTTTTTTAGTTGCCACGAACGGATATGACAAAGTTATTCAGGCAATCAAGCAGATCAAACAGATTGGAAACCAGTAAGAGAATATTATTCAGAGCCATGAGCCGGATGTGAATTAACACACCCGGCTCTTTCTTTTTAAGGAGGCACGGATCATGGCATTGAAAGGTACGACAGCACAGGAGAGGGCATGGAACTTCTTTTGTGCTAAAGGATTAAGCCATTACGCCGTAAGTGGTGTCATGGCAAGCATAAGAGCTGAGAGCGGATTCAATCCTCGCAATCTGCAGAACAGTTGTGAGAAAAAGAGCGGGTATACAGATGAAACATATACCGCTGCGGTAGACAACGGCAGCTATGGGAACTTTGTCCGGGATTCCTACGGCTATGGGTACGCACAGTGGACCTATTGGAGCAGAAAACAGAATCTTCTCAATTTTGCCAAGAAGAAAAATAAGTCCATCGGAGACGAAGAGATGCAGTTAGAATTTCTGTGGGAGGAATTGACCGGATCGTACAAAGGGGTTCTTACAAAACTCAAAGCCGCAAAATCCACACAGGAAGCATCCAACATTATCCTGACCGGATATGAAAAGCCGAAAGATCAGGGGCAAAAGGTAAAGGCAACCAGGGGATCTTATGCCAAGGAATATTATAACCAGTTTGCAGTGAAAAAGGAGGAAAAGACAATGAAAGTAATTATCGGAAGTGCAAGAAGAGATGAGAACGGAAAGTATGCCGGAGGCAAGCCGGGAGATCAGGATGGCGTAGAGGTAAGCACACAGAATTACTATCTCCACAGCAAAGGATGGTATCTGTATCGTCCTATCAATCCTGAGCACGCAAAGAAGTTGGCACAGGCTATGTATGATGCCTGCATGAATGATAATGTCGGTTACTGCCAGACACATCGTTCAATTATTACCATGCTGAAAAAGTACGGCAGTATGAAAGCAATCGCAGAAAAGACAGAGGCAGATTGCAGCAACCTCGTAAGAGGATGTATCTACGAGGCAACCGGAAAGGATGCCGGAAACTTTAATACATCCACCGAGCCGACTGCATTGGAGAAAACCGGTCTGTTTGAGAAAAAAGTGGCTGTCACAGCTTCGACTCAGTTTAAACCTGGAGACATCCTTGTGACAAAAACCAAGGGGCATACTGTTGTTGTTGTGTCTGTTGACGGATCCACACCTAGCAGCACATCCACTCCGGCAAAACCGGCAGCAAGCACATCATCTTCAAAAAAGGTAGAAAGTGCAAAGAGTAAGGACGCAGCTATCGCCGGAAAGTACAAAACGACCGGCAATCTCTATCTGAGAGTTGGAGCAGGAACCGGAAAAACAGCAATCACTCTCATGCCTAAAGGTTCAGATGTTCAGTGCTATGGCTACTATACGAGTTACAACGGAACACGTTGGTATTATGTGGCATACGGCAACCTGACCGGCTTCTGTTCATCTGAATATTTAAAGAGAGCGTAAATCGGAGATAAACCGGATAAAACCGAGATAATCTTCGATGGTAATATGCCTATAATATACAATAGAGGGCAGAAACCGCATAAACAGTGGAAACCTGTGCTACTGCTATGTTAGCTCAGGGTGTTTGCTAATTAAGAATTTCTAAGATAAAAGACTATATTGAGAAGTCCTGTAAACAAATCAAATCTTCGATTTGACTGGTGTTTATGGGACTTTTCTTTATATATTGATAAGACATGCAAATTGTCAGAATATTCATAAATAGAAGATAATTTACGTTATTTTGAGGTCGTGATATACACGCGGTACACAAGTGATTTACAGGTGGTATACACTCGTTTTTACTGATTTTGAATGCTTTTGGAAGCATTTCATCCTTTGCTTTTCAAGATGATTTAGGCTGAACATAAGTGTGACGTTAAATAAAAGAAATATCATAAGTGTATCCAGCAATCAGTCTTGATTTATTGTTTTATATCTTGTTCACTTCTGTAAGAAGTTCTTCTAAAGTCTTATGGGTGTATGTTCCTTTGGTGGTGTCGTTCTTCATACTGTGTCCCATAATCAATTTGATACATACATCATTTGCTCCGGCATTGTCCATGAGTGAAGCAAAGGTGTGTCTGCCATTTGTGATTGTAGGCATTTAAGCATTGTTGCAGATCATTTGTCCTGATGGAAATAAATTTGCGGTCATGCAGCTCGCTGAAATGATGAAAAGCAATCTCATAATTTCGCCATGTGGAATCGCTAATCTGGTTCTTAAGCGATTTTCGGTATTTCTTCCATTTCTCGTACATCTCTGCAAAAGTAGGAGAGTCCGAGTATTTCATATGTTCCGGAACAACCGCACCGCTATTGTATTCAGCAAGATAGGTGTAAGCCATTTCCGGTTTGGCGAAGTAAGCCAGGTAGGTGTATTTTCGCTTGACCTTCTCGGTATCGTCTTCCACAAGTTTCGAGATACGGACAGCGTAATAAGGCTGTTCATATTTGTTAATGTAGTATTTGCGTATTTCAAAGGAATTGAAATAGTCATCAATGATTGCATTCACAAAATCATTGGTGCATTCGCAATATTGCATTAAATCTCCATTCTCATTAGGAATAAATGGGAAGTATCGGTTAAAGCGAAGTAAACGGTTTTAATGGAATTGTGTGTGCACGTGTGGTAAAATGGTGTTGTTGAAGAAAACGGCATTTATCAAATATAATACCTCTCCCAACCTATGGTTGAGTTTGATAATTCCACTTACAGTTTGTGTACAAAAACTGATAAAAATTGTAAAGTGTAGCGTGAAAGGAGGCATATTGTAATGAATCAAATTGATACAGGAAAGTTTATTGCTAGTTGCAGAAAAGAAAAAGGTCTGACACAAGCACAATTAGCAGAAAAGTTAAACATCACTGACAGAGCTGTTTCCAAATGGGAGACAGGAAAATGTATGCCCGATTCATCTATCATGTTGGAACTTTGCAATATCTTAGATGTTACGGTCAATGAACTATTAAGTGGGGAGAGGATAGAAATGAATAATTACGAAGAAAAAGTCAGCGAAAATCTCATTGAATTAAAACGAAAAGATGAGAATAATATGAACAAGAATACTATAATATCAATAATATATACAATTACCATGGTTATTGGTATTCTAGTATGTTGTATATGTGATGTTGCTATTTCGGGCACCCTTACATGGTCACTTATTACACTTAGTTCTATTTTGATTACATGGATAGCATCTTTTCCTGTTATATTGTTAGGAAAAAAAGGTGTTTTGGTAGCGATGGTTGCCATTAGTATTCTCATTTTACCATTTATGTACATATTAAGTATTTTGATAAAAGTCAATGAAGTATTCAACATTGGTGCGATTATGTCCATTTATACACTAGTTTTTTTGTGGATAATTTATATTCTGTATTATCGACTCAAGGAACGAAAACTGTTGGCAACAGGAATTACATTTTTGTTTGCAATTCCGTTCACACTTTTGATAAATATTACATTATCAAAATTAATTGGAGAACCTGTGATTGATGTTTGGGATATATTATCCGTATTTATCCTGTTGATAGTATCAGTTGCTTTTATAATTGGAGATTATGCACGAAAAAAAGGTTTTGTAAGATAGGCTATTTTCTGAGTCGCTTGAAAATTCAAGGTTCAGAAGTTAAATGTTATTTGAAAAATGTTAGTGTGAGGTACATATATGGGAAAATGTTAATACTGACATTTGAAGACAGCGAGGAAGAAATACTAAACCATATAGTTTCTTATATCAGTACAGGAACGAAGGCATTTCAGGTGGTAGAAAATGCAAGAACAGAATTAAGATTCGATGGATTGGAAATAGATGTTGCAAAACGTTTGGTAAGAAAGCTGTAAAATTTCACGTTGAATTTTACAGCTTTCCTGCGTATAATATATAAGTGAAGAAGCTATATTGTAGTAGGAAAGGAAGTTGATTTTATGCCAAATATAT